AAAACCTTTCAAGATCTTCACTGCTATACATAAATTCTAAAATTTTTGTTCGCAGCGAAGATAGAGATTTCAATTATGAGCCAATTTTTGACTGCTTACTTGTATTATTGATTTTCTATGTATCTTTGCATCGTTATTATTTCTCGGGGTATTAGCTCATCTGGCTAATTTTTTCTACTTCTTAATCTGCTGTTTGTCACCTATTTATATTTTTCGTTTTCGTTTGATGTTGAAACAATGTTGAAACAAAGGAGATTTTCATGTTAAAGCCGGGCATAATCCCCGGCTTATGTTGTTTTTTAACTCTTCCCGGATTCCAATCATGTTCTTTAGTTGTTATTGCTAAAATATTGCTAAAACAATTTTCAAATCATTTCAATTCATCAAGCCTGTAACTACTTCCGTCTATAAATATCGAAGTACCAACAGTTGTAAACGTAGCCTTCTCCCTCACCATTCCACCGAGAGAGTTTTTAGCCCCATAATCCAGTTCCCAATTTACTGTGAAATCTCCATCCTTTGTGTATTTTTCGCTGTACACCTTGAAAGATTCAGGGTCTTTTAAGGTATAATCGAAATATGCTTTATACACTTTCCTCCCTTTATAAACAGCTTCATCGCAGGAACTCATACAGAATAGTGCTGACAAGCCTATTATGGTAAATAGAATCTTCTTCATAATCTTATATATTTAGTTTGTTCTTTAATTCGTTGAATAAATCGGGATTTTCAAGCTCTCCCCAATGGTATTTCTTATATCTGTCCCGGTCGAAGCTGTCTTTTTTCTCATAAACAATCAGGTAATCCTTATCACATAAAACAATCACAGAAGAATTAAGTAATCGGGCGTATGAGCGCGCTTGCAAATATGCTTCTTCTCTTTCCTTGTTATTCCTCATACACAGCTTGGCTTCAATCAACACTTTTGCCCTTTCCTCATTTGGTTTATTGCCATAATGTAACGCATAATCTGGGAATATCCTATGTCCTCTCCCTGCTTGGATTGGTAACTGCCGAATGAAGTCTTTGTTCTCATACCATCCCATAGAGTTAAGCAATGGTTCCAGCAATTGTTGTTCTACATCATGTTCGTACTCTATAATTACGTCTTTGGGCAAGGTTGGGGCATACAATTTTGGCAAAACCTCTATATCAAATCCTTTTGTTTTTATCATCCGAAGTAACTCTGAATAGTTCTCACTGTTAACCGACCAACCATTTACTCCCTGAAAGTTTTTTCTAACAAGTGGGTGTTTGAAAAAATATTCATCAGTTTGTAGTTCTTTCAAAGTAATGTGAGGAATATTTATTCTATTCCCAATATAGATACACCCGTAATATCGGAATAGAGGGTCTATTACGCCATCCGTAAGCGATATCTCTATGCAAGTGATTGCACTGATTGGGGACGTTTCGTAATGAACAAGAATATCCCCTTTCTTTGTTTCAGGGCTTGACTGCCAGAATTTCGATTCTAAGGATTTATCTTCTTGGTATAACCTGCCGCCAATGAACCAGACTTGTGACGGTTTGGGCATGTCTATTTTCTCGCTTGGGAGATTATTGGGTGCGAAGTCGTATAGGAAAGACCATAGATCTGCTGGAGATAGTCCATTTTCTTTTCTGAACAAATAAAACACCTCGCAAAGTTCCCAATAATACATGCACCTTCCTTTGTAATCAGTTCTTTTGGGAATATTGGGGAGGTCTATGTTAAAGAAATCCGCTATTTTATTCAGCTCGAATATTCGGCAAAGGAACAGGTACGGAAAGAAATATTCTGGGGCGAACTGTGATAAGACATAGGACATCGGCTGGATAATCCCAAGCATATTCTTGAAGTCGTTAGCAGGAAGCCATTGTTGCCCTTCTACCCTTATGCCTAATGTGATAAGTGAAATGTATAAATCTTTTGCTTCTTCCAATAAGCTGGGATGGTCATAATCTGATACACCGTAGCAATATATATTCTCCAACCAATCGTTATATAAATCTTCTGGTATGAAATTAGCGTACGGACAATAATCCTTGAATAAAACATATCCTCCCGCATCGGAAAAGTATTTTATCATCTCTATTCCGATTGTGGTCTGTTTATATAGGTCCCATGTGTATTGGTTGAAACTCATGGCGTTTATTTCATCGTATTCATCCTAATGCTTAGTTTTACTAAAGCTAGTGCCTTAACTGATGCCAAAGGAAAATCTTTGGGTTGATGGTGCTGATTGTAACTTACCAACTTAATCCAATCACCTCCTTTTTCAGATTGATTTATGTATTTTACAGTTAGATATTCTTCACCTTCTACATCTATTGAAACCAAATACATTTCCCCATAAAAAATGTGTTGGATTTCTACGGGAACTTCTTTATAAGCTATAATATCTCCCGATTTCAATAAAGGATACATAGAATCTCCTTTGACATATACAGCACCGTCACATTTCGGTATGTTGGGGATACTTATCTTTCCTAGTATGTTTTGGTCTTTGTTCACCAAAAGAGATTTCAAATTTGCGGCAGCCTCAATGTCATATAGATTAATTATGCCTTCTTCATCTATCCTTTCTATATATTTAGGCTTATTGATAATCGTAACATCTCCTAGTTCAATCTCATCAGCCATTGCCTGTTGGACAAGATCGCCTAGAGACATATCCAAGGCTTTAGATATGATTATCAATTCTGATAGTCTTCTTTTAGATAAATCATCATATCTACCTATATTGGTAGATTCTATGCCTAACGCATCAGCTATTACTTTATTTGTAATACCTTGATTTCTAATTATTTGTCTTAATGTTATCATTTTAGATTAATCAAATTAGATATTATTAACACAAATAATAATCAAAAATGATATACTATATCAAAATTGATAGTATATTTGCATTATCAAATTAAACTGATACAAAGAAACGAAGATTAATTCAGATTTCAAATAGTATAAACATATTAAAATACACGATTATGAGAACAAGAGAATTTTTACACGAAGTAATGAGCCTTGCTTGGCAGTTCGTTAAGCGTAATGGCTACACCATGAGCGAAGCAATGAAGGTCGCTTGGGCTAATTTGAAACTGAAAGGTGAGATGAAGAAGAAGATAGTGAAGTTCTACTTCAAAAAAGTGGACGGTTCTGTTCGTGAGGCATACGGTACACTAAATGAAAAGCTGATGCCTGCCATCACTGGTACTGACAATAGAAAGAAGAATGATACCGTCCAGACTTACTATGATACTGAACGCCAAGAATTCAGATGCTTCAAAAAAGCTAATCTGATGTCAATCGCATAAAAGATATGGATATGAATGCTTACACGATTAACCAGCAGTTGGATAGCCTTTATAAAGATTTAGAGGCAGCTCACAACAACGATGAAAGGACTGTTTGCCTGATGTTCAATGCTGATAGCAAAAAAGAAGCTATCCAGTTGATAACGGATGAGATAGACAGTTTGGAAGATGCCTTAAAAGGTTTTGAGACTTGTGAAGATGATGGTATGGATTACGATGCTCTATGCCGGGTACAAGGTATCAGCCGATACGCATAATACACGATTATGCAATGCACGACAGCCCTACGGACGGATTGAACGGCAACCGATAGCGAGAATCGGGTAGGGTACTATTGATTGGTTCTTTGACATATTGATACGATAAAAAGATATATTTCTGCGAAGGCACGTAAGCGAAGCCAGTGATGGTGGATAGTGGTGGGTGCAAGTGGAACGGAATTGACACCGATAGCAACCGAGGATAAGCCGACAATGGGCGAATGGTTGTATATGTCTGATGGTGGTAAAGCCACGAAGTTGAAATGATTTTTACTTTCAGCACGCCAATTTGTCTTTAGCGTGGTGAGTAGCTTGGTTAGGCACAAGTATCGCTGAAAGGTCTTATAGTCTGTACTGAACTGAAATAAGGTTCTGCTATTCGATTAGGGTACAGATACTTATTTAAATTTATACGATTATGAAAACAATCCAATTCGTTTTATCTATATTGGTTAGTATATGTGCTGCCGGTATGCTTTACGGGGCTATTACTACTTACAGTCCTATGAAAATATTCTCTATCACTATAATGAGTGTTATATGTGTAGGGTGTGTGTCGCTCATGAGAATAACTTATAGAGAACTTAAAACAGACCGCTAAAAGGTAGTCCTATAATCCGGCACAAGGCGCATGGGGATGAGTGCACAATCACCTTGTAAACCAGCTGGGCGGTAATTTATGAAGTAGCATTGTTGGAATGCGTGTAAGCGATTAATTGTTGGTATTAACTTATATTCTAATTTATATATTCATTTAGCTTACAAGAAGTAGGTTCGACTCCTACCTTTTTAACGACATTTTAAATTTATACGGTTATGACAGTGGAAGAATTAAGAGGCATGACGCATGAAGATTTAGTAAGGCGTGTGCAGGAACTGGAAGAGGCTAACGAGAAATTAGCTGAAGAGAAAAATACATGGTATAAATCTTGGAGTGATTTGAACCGGAAGTTTGATCATTTCAAGAACGCGGTTAAAAGCATTGTTCTGATAATAGATTAGATATTCGTGTTTTATATTGTGTTTGTACTGGGTGTGCCGTCCGTGAGGATAGTGCACCTTTTTTAATCGGATGGTTAGCTTATCGGTTAGAGCTTCGTGTTGCGCAAACAATTGGCACGATTGAGAGGGGTTCGATTCCCTTACCATCCACGAATCATTAATTAAATTTTACTCTTATGGCAAAAGAACTGAAAGAAAGAACAGAAATCAAGAAAAAGCTGAAAAAGAAGAATGACAGAATCAGCTTTGACTTTAGCGACAAACTTGCCGGACAGCTTCGCAGGTGTACCGCTGATCTTAACAGGCTGGCAAGGATTGATCGGATAATAGACAAGAAGCAAACTTTGTATTCGGTGGACACTAACAGGGAAGCCGGATATATTGAGGTTATTCGCAATTATTAATCAGCTGACTTACACGATTATGAAGAGAGTTTTTAATGAACTTACACCTGAATGCGAGATTACGGCACGAATGTATGCACAAGGGTATGAGAAAAAAGAAATTGCAAACCTCAAATGCCGAGCGGTCAGCACGATAAACAACCAACTGCAAAGAGCTTTTGAGATTTTGAACGTAAGGAACGGCAGAGAACTGGCAACCATGCTATATGAGAGAATAGCTGGTATGAAGTTCACGATGGACTTTTCACCTACTATTAGGTCGGCTGTTGCTTTCTGCCTGTTGTGCATCTTTTCTTTTTCGCTCTATCACGAACAGGGCGATATGAGAAGGGGACGAAGAACGAGAGTTGAACGAATTGAAAGAACTGGACGGTATGGAGGTAAGACTTGAATTATTTGAATTTAAAAATATCTGCATGGACATGGCGGAGCTTGGTGCAGCTGCCAGTGAGAAGAAACGGTCTCCTGTATCTGATGAAATCAAGCAAAGAGAAGCGTTCAGATGGTTAAAGACACTTGGGTATGAACCTAACTTTTTGGAAAAGTTAGAGAAAGAAGGATTGGTGCATAAGAAAAGAAAAGGCTCATCCAGAAATTCTCCTATCATATATTCCAAGTTCGAGATACAATCCGCTATTAATGCTTTTAAAATGAGTAAATATCTGAACAAATAACCCTATAAAATTTACGATTATGTCACTGATTAAGAAAAGTAATGAATTAGTTATCCCGACCACCGTGAAGATGATGATTTACGGTCAAGCCGGAATGGGAAAGAGTACGGTAGCATTGAGCGCACCGAAACCGCTGCTGTTGGACTTCGATAACGGCGTGAAGCGCATGAACATGGCGCACTTGGAGAATATAGACACGGTACAGGTCACTTCATGGAGCGATGTTCAGCAAGTTCTTCAAGAGGACTTGTCCGCTTATCAGACCATTGTAGTAGATACCATCGGCAAGATGATGGACTTCATCATTACTCACAAGTGTGGAACCCGCCAGCCGTCCATCCGTGATTGGAGCGGTATCAATGCAGAGTTTTCATGGATGACACGAACACTTTCGGGGCTTAACAAGCACATCATTTTCGTTGCCCATCGCGACACAAGAAAAGAAGGTGATGATACGGTGTTTATCCCTGCCTTGCGTGAAAAATCCTACAACTCTATCGTTACTGAACTGGATTTGCTCGGTTATCTTGAAATGAAAAGCGAAAGAGGCGTCCAAAGACGTACTATCACTTTTGACCCAACTTCAAGAAATGACGGTAAGAATACTTGCAATCTTCCTTCAGTGATGGAAGTTCCTACCATCCTTGACAAGAATGGTAATCCAACCGCAAAGAACGACTTTATCACCGCCAAGATAATCAATTCGTATTTGGGTATGCTTGCTGCCAAGAAAGAGGCACAGGAAAAGTATGATAAAGTTATTGAAGAGATAAAAGAACAGATCGAACTTATTACGGATGCGGAATCTGCCAATAATTTTATCGCGCAAATAGATAACTTTGAGCACGTTGGTTCTTCAAAGCAAATGGCGGCAAAGTTGGTAGCTAACAAAGCGAAGTCTTTGAATCTGAAACTTAATTCAGAAAAGAAATATGAACCAGCAGCCTAAATATCGTATTTACGCAACGCTTCTTGATGCCTTTGGGGCATATCTGAATAGTGATGTGATTTGGGATAAGTACTGGGGGTGGTCAGAAAATCCACCCCATACTCCCGAAGAATTTCACGAACAACAGTTTCAAGAACTGATAGACCGGATTAACCGCAAGCCATTCGATAGCGAAGCGGCAGACCGTGGTACGGCTTTCAATGAAATCATTGATTGTATGATTGAGAACCGTAAATCTTCTATAATGGAAATTAGCAAGGCATATCACGATGACGGAAAACTTTACGGGATAAAAGCTGTTTACAACAATCGCACTTTCACTTTTCACATTGACCTTTGCCGCGAGTTTGCCAACTACTACAAAGGAGCATTAACCCAACAAAGAGTAGAAGCCATCTTGCCTACTGCATACGGTAGTGTATTGGTTTATGGTCTGATTGACGAACTGATGCCTACCAGTGTTCACGACATCAAAACAACCGGTAGTTATACCGTGGGAAAGTTCAAAGATCACCACCAGCATTTAGTTTATCCTTATGCTCTTATGCAGAATGGGTCTGATGTACGGATATTTGAGTATAACATTGTAGAGTTCAACAAAGGCGGTTATGTGGTAGATACCTATACAGAAACATACGTTTTCAATCCTGAACGTGATATTCCTATTCTTACTAATCATTGTGAGGAGTTTATCCGGTTCTTGGAAGAAAACAGAGAACTTATAACCGATAAAAAGATTTTTGGAGGAGAAAATTAATGGCAAACCAAATAACCGGACGGATAATCGAAATTGGACAAACCGTTCAAATACCATCCAAAAACGGTGGTTCCTCATTTACAAAACGGGAGTTTATTTTAGATGCTACTACTTACGACCCTTATACGGGAGAGCGTAGCGAGTATGAAAACATTATTCCCTTAGAGTTTTCAGGCGATAAGTGTGCAGAACTTGACCGCTTTAATCAGGGTGATGTTGTTACTGTATCATTTGTCTTACAAGGTCGTTCGTGGACGAACTTGGATGGAGAACTTAAACGTATGGCATCCATTCGATGTTATAAGATAGAGGCACGTGGTGGTGTATCACAACCTCCCCAAACTGCACCTGCACAACAGCCTGTTCAGCAGCCGACGCCACAGTCTACCTATCAACAACTGCCGGATTTTCCGCCTCCTGTTGATGCGAATGGTAATCCCAAGGACGATTTGCCATTTTAGCGTATGATTTTCGACTTGAAGAATGAATATATGGAAGAAATTTGGAAAGATGTAAAAGGATATGAAGAGTTATACCAAGTGTCTAATTATGGTCAGATACGTTCAGTTGATAGAACTGTTGGATATAGGTATAAAGGAAAACAAAGGATATACAAAGGTCGTATGTTAAAGCAAGTTGTAAGAAATGGATATTTATCTGTAAGTTTATCGAAAGAAAATAAACTAAAACAGAAAAATATTCATCGACTTGTTGCCGAAGCCTTTCTACCTAATCCATTTAATTTACCTGTAATTAATCATATAGATGAAAATAAGAAGAATAATATGGTTTCTAATTTGGAATGGTGCTCTTGTGCCTATAATACAAATTATGGTAGCGGTAGAAAGAAACAAGCAGAATCTCAACAGAAGGTAGTATTGCAGTATGATAGGAGTGGAAATTTATTAAATCAGTATCCATCTGCAACGATTGCGGCATTAAAAAATGGCTATAATCTTAAAACTATATCTCAATGTTGTCGAGGACATATTAAAAGTGCATATAATTATATATGGAGGTATAAATATGATATTTAACCTAAATAATTCTTTTGAACATGATAGGTTTAAAGAGTATGTAAATCAATTATATAAGCAAAAGGCTATTGTGGAAGTGAAAAAGAAACTACCTAACCGCACGCTTGCCCAAAACAGCTACTTGCATCTTCTTTTAGGGTATTTCGGTAGTGAGTACGGTTGCAGTCTCGACGAAGCAAAAATTGATTTTTATAAGAGGACTTGCAACCGTGATTTGTTTGAACGTAAGATGGTCAACAAGAAAGGCAATGAAGTAACCTATTTGCGCAGTTCTGCCGAACTGACAACAGGTGAAATGACTTTGAGTATTGACCGTTTCCGTAATTGGAGTGCATCAGTGGCAGGTATCTATCTGCCGGCTGCAAATGAACATCAAATGCTGATATACGCCCAGCTGGAAATACAAAGAAATCAAGAATTTATTTAGTTATGATAGAAACAAGAAAAACAGAAATCCGGTATGTGACATCTGACCCAAAGAAGATGCTCAACATGTACCTTGCAAAACGTGTCCTCAAAACATGGGAGGAATCTTTCATTGATGAAGATACCGGTGAAACAGTAACGATTGAACGGAATGAAATTCTTTTCGACCGTGGTACGCTGATAGACCAAGACATTTTGGCGAAAATTCGTTTCAGCATGGAAGCTGACGGTATCAGGGAAGTGGAAGTCAGCAATCAGAACCGTTTGGCGTTCGAGAATGAAAATAATGTGTTATATCCGCATATTGCCCAAGCGGAAATAGGAGGTAAGAAAAGCAAGTTCCTGCTTTACGCAACAGGGTTGGAGAATGCTTGCCTTATCTTGAAAGACTATATCGAACTAAACTATTTGTTCGGATTCACTCTGACTATGGTAAAAGAGTTCGATTCCTGTGTAATTCTCACCGATACTTTGAAAGAACGCAAGGTGGACGACGCTTCGATAGCCTACCTCAAAGAAGAGATTACTACAGAAGAATATCTTGATAAGATGGATGAAGAGAATCAGGAAGATGAAGAATCCAAGCCTGACGAAAGGAAGTTCTACCAAATTGAGACGAAAATTACCTTCATGAATGGAGAAAATGAAGATGAAAGAGTTCAAACTTTTGTCGTGAACACTTTTAACGTTGATAGGGCGATGATGCTTATTACTCACTACCTCAAAAATAAAGAGGAAGAATGTGAGAAACAAGCCAAAGAAAAGGGACATGAGTTCAGAAAGAGGGAAATACATACAGCCATTGAATCAGCCAAACCTATCCCGGTCGGGCGGTTTATTCCGAAAGAGTTTTCAATGGCTTATATGGAATAACTTTGTTAACCTGCCTTCCCGGTCTGTGAAGATAGGGCGGGCGAACATGGTGGTATGGCGGAACAACGAGAGACGCTATTAAGCAGTAGATTGATGCTCTAAGCTGAGGATTATAGGAAATGATAATTGGGGAAGGTTGGCGAAAAAGAGACCAGCATATCAGGTAAACGAAGCATTCGATGGTTATTAATCAATCGGTGACGGATACCAAAACCTACAACAGCGAGCCTTATTCATAGTAGGCGATAAAAGATGCAAGTGAGCAGCATAACAATCATGCAGGTGCAAGTCCTGCTACCACCACATAAATGTGAGCCACACATAAATGGCATGGGTTAATAAATAATGGTTGTGCCCCGGAGAATGCGCTTCGGGACTTTAATAAAAAACAACATGGAAACTTGGCAAGAAGTGACAGATTTAAAGACGAGCATCATAAGACACTTTCAAGAAGAAGTAGGTGCTTCGTATGATTTTAGAGATATTATAGACAATCTGGATGACGATGAGGTTCTGGATTCTATCATAAGTTGGGCAGAAAGCAACAACGTTTTAATTTTAAAAGATAAGATATGCCATACTACATAAAACGAAAGGCTAAGAAGAAAAACAAGCCTTCACCTCTGTTTGATAAAGCAGGGGTAACAGTAAAGAAGAAGCCGGATTTGAAAGCTAAGCTCGACAAGGAGTTTTCCCTTTTTATCCGGCTTCGTGATGCAATGCCAAACGGGTATTTTAGATGTATCTCGTGCGGACAGATAAAGCCATTTGTGCAAGCTGATTGCGGCCATTATTTCAGCCGCACGCATCTGGCCACACGGTTTGATGAAGATAATTGCCATGCCGAATGTAGGCACTGCAACCGTTTCAAAGCCGACCATTTGGAGGGCTATCGGGTAAATCTGATAGCTAAGATAGGTCAGCAGAAATTTGACTTGCTGAAAGTGAAAGCTGCATCAAATACCAAGATGTCAGATTTTGAGTACGAGCAGCTAATCAAGTATTACAAGGCACTGAATAAGAAACTTAGAAAGGAGAAAGGGTTATGAGAACAATTAAATTTAGAGGTAAACGCATAAAGGACGGTAAATGGATATATGGAAATATTGCCAATTATTCTTCTAACTTTTGCTCGTTAAACATTAACAAACTTGTAATCTTTGAGAATATAGCAAGTTTTACAACAGATAACTTCGGATTTGTTGTGAATGATTGTGAAGTTGCCGACAACACAGTCGGGCAGTTTACAGGACTGATTGATAGGAACGGCAAAGAGATTTATGAGGGTGATATTGTGCAGCTTGACTATATTACAACGAGTGGAAAACACCGCATAGGACTTTCATTTGAGGTTAAATGGTGTACCCAAGAAGGATGCTGGGTCGGATGGGATGGCTTTGTAGAAAACACTCTTCAACAGACACGCAAAATGTTTGTAGTTAAAGGTAATATCCATGACAATCCCGAACTATTGAAAGGAGAAGCAGAATGACTTACCAACTACGTGATTACCAACAGAAAGCCTCTGATGCTGCCGTTTCTTTCTTCAATAACAAGGCGAAGAAAACGAATGCTATCATGGTCTTGCCTACGGGTTCGGGAAAGAGCCTTATCATAGCGGATATATCTGCAAGGCTTGACGGGCATACTTTAGTGTTCCAGCCCTCAAAGGAAATACTCGAGCAAAACTTCAAGAAGCTCTGCTCATACGGCATTCTTGATTGCAGCATCTATTCGGCTTCCTTTAATTCAAAGGAGATAAGCCGAATAACATTCGCCACCATCGGCAGTGTGAAGAATCACCCCGAACTCTTTACCCACTTCAAAAACATCATCGTTGATGAGTGCCATTTGGTAAACCCCAAAGAGGGAATGTACAAGGACTTCTTCGATGCGGTGAAGTGCAAAGTGCTTGGACTCACAGCAACTCCTTATAGATTGTCCTCTTCACGTGACTTCGGTTCTATGTTGAAGTTTATCACACGGACGAAACCTCATGTCTTTTCAGAGGTCATTTATCATGTACAGGTATCAACCCTATTAGATATGGGTTATCTGGCGAAGTTGGATTACTATTCAATGAATCCTTCAGGGTGGAATGAACTTAACTTGAAAGTAAATACTACTGGTGCCGACTATACGGATAAGTCAGTTCAAAAAGAATATGAACGGATAGACTTCTACGGTTATCTCGTTCATATCGTCCAAAGGCTGATGAATCCCAAAGCCGGAGGAAAACGGAAGGGTATTTTGGTCTTTACCCGTTTTTTGAAAGAAGCGGAACGGTTAACGATGTCAATACCCGGTTGCGCTATCGTTTCAGGTGATACTCCTAAGAAAGAACGTGAACATATTCTTGAGGCGTTCAAAGCTGGTGAAATTCCGGTAGTAGCTAATGTGGGTGTACTTACGACTGGCTTTGACTATCCGGAACTTGATACGGTCGTTATGGCACGTCCTACAATGTCACTTGCCATGTGGTATCAGATAGTCGGTCGTGCCATCCGCCCGCATCCTTCTAAAGAATGTGGATGGATTGTGGATTTATGCGGTAACATCAAACGTTTCGGAGAGGTGTCGGATTTACGGTTGTTTGATAGCGGTAATGGTAAGTGGGCTGTATTTTCTAACGGAAGGCAATTAACTAACGTGAGATTCTAAGACTATGGACGAAGGATTTTTGAGGCTAAGCCGCAGGTTTTTCTCGAATGAAATGTGGAATGAAGCCCGTACTTTTAGCAGTTGCGAAGCGTGGTTAGACTTAATTCAGTCTGCACGATTTGAGGCAACGCCCCGAAAGGAGAGTATCGGAGGTCGAGAAATCTCTTATTCAAGAGGTCAATATCCTGCATCTATAAGATTTCTGTCACAGCGTTGGAAATGGTCTGAAAAGAAGGTGCGTTCCTTTCTTGTGCATCTTAGAAAGAAAGGTATGATAACTGTTGAGTGCAATCAAGGAATGAACCTTATAACCTTATGTAAATATGAAGAATATAATCCAATGGGCACAACCAAGGGCACAAGTAAGGACACAGGTATTGAAAAGGAAATCAATGAATTAAGACACGAATGGGCACAACTAAGGGCACAACTTGGGGCACAGCCCATGAACAACAATCTACCGCAATCCGAACTTTTACAAAAATCAGGGCACACAGAGGGCACAAATACAAAGAAAGAAGAAAGAGAGTATATAGATATATCTCTACATCAAAAGAAAGAAAATACTCCTGACGGAGTATCAAAGAAAGCCAAGCTTTCTTCGCCCTCCCCCTCTGAAAAGATTGATTACAGCGGATTGATGGAATACTATAATACCACATTCAAAGACAGACTCCAGCAGATAAGATCAATGACTGATGTGAGAAAAAAGGCTGTAAAAGCCCGGATAGCCCAATATGGGAAAGAGTCAGTGAGGAGTGTTTTCAATCTCATTCTTCAATCCCCGTTCTTACTTGGAGCTAATGACCGCAATTGGAAATGCGACTTTGATTGGATTTTCAAACAAGCAAACTTTACTAAAATATTGGAAGGAAACTATAATGGAACAAGACTTAGTAAAAATCAACAGGATAGCGAGCAGCGAAAACGTGATTCAGTTCTTGCAGTCGCTACAACCGTTAGAGAAGCTGCCGCAAAAAAGAGAAAGGAACTTGAAGCAGAGGGCGTTATTGAATAAATATCCCGATCCTGCACAATTCATTCTTGATTACAACCCTGATTTGCAGTTCAAACTTGTCAGATGTAATGCAACCCATTCAGAACTGGCGTTGAATGACAGCATTCCGAGTTTAGGGCTATTGTCTTCTACTTATGGGGATGAAACACCGATAGAATGGCTAAAGATACAATTTGGCTCATTGAATGACTTTGCAGAAGTTTCAACCAAGATAGCGAAAGAGCAACTTTCTGAACTATCGGAGATATTCCTTTCGGAGTATTATTATATAAATGCCGCTGAAATCTGTTTTTTCATAGCACGGTTTAAGTCAGGGAAGTATGGGCGGTTCTACGGTTCAATAGATCCATTGAAAATAACAAGTGCGATGCTGGACTACGTTTCTGAACGTCGGAAAGATATTGAACGGAAAGAGCGTGAACGATACAGAAACCAACGTGAAGAAGAGATAGAGGAGCGTGGAGATAACAGAATCTCTTATGCTGAGTACATTGAAATCAAGCACCGTGCTGATGCAGGAGATGAGGAAGCTAGAAAAATGCTGATATCACCATGAGAATAACCGTTTACTGGGTAACAAGAAATCCGGATGTTATCGTAAGAATCCGGAAAAAGTTCAATATCCCAAGTTATACTTCCGTGAACTACGAAACAGAATGTGAAATCAAGAATGAAGACTTTCCACTGTTAGAAGAAACAGAACGAAGGGGATTCATTCGAATTAGAAATAAGAATACACGATCATGCAAGGAACAGACAAACTGAATACGATAACCAACATCGTATTTGTCCTCACGGACGTTTTAGAAACCAACCTCCTAGAAATGCAGCAGCAATACAAGAAGGAAGGCTTTGAATTGCGGCACGATTCAAAAAGAAACTTCAACACAGCCATAGCCGCGATAAAGAGATTGAAAAGTGATGTGAATCATTGCAGCGAATCCACTCAGGAAAACTTCGGCAATGATTCTGACATGGTGAACGCCATGTTGCTCACACTGATTGACAGATGCGGTGATGATGACAACCTCGCTTATAAGATGTACGAATACATTAAATCTTTCCCGTCCAAACTGAATCTAGACTTGGATTTGGATAATGTGTTCAGCCACCTGTTTAGAAAGGAGAAATCAACAAAAGAATAGCATAATGAAAGATTATATAGAATTTTTGAAAGACAAGATGGCAATCAGCCATCAGACTGGGTTTGAAGTCAGACCGGAAGAAATTTCCCCGTATTTATACCCTCATGTGAAAGATACAGTACGTTGGGCTATTTCCGGCGGTTGCAGGGCGATATTCTCCAGCTTCGGTATGCAGAAAACCGTAACCCAGTTGGAGATACTGCGGGTGATCCTGAACCGCACAGGAGGCAAAGGGTTGATAGTTTGCCCCAAGCGTGTAGTAGTGGAGTTCCTGACACAGGCCGAAAAGCATCTGGGTATGAAAGTGACCTATGTACGTACTATGCAGGAGGTGAAGCAATGTCCGACCAATATCATGGTGACAAACTATGAACGTGTCCGTGACGGCGAGGACGGAATAAGAATAGAACCTTCCTACTTTACCGTTACCTCATTGGATGAAGCGAGCGTGTTACGTGGATTCGGAACCAAAACCTATCAGGAGTTTCTTCCTCTGTTTGCAGAAGTTCCGTACAGGTTTGTCGCAACAGCCACACCGTCACCCAACAGATACAAGGAGCTGATACACTATGCCGGCTACCTTGGAGTGATGGATACCGGGCAGGCACTTACAAGGTTCTTCCAGCGTGACAGCACGAAAGCGAACAATCTTACCCTCTATCCCCACAAGGAAAAGGAATTCTGGTTATGGGTAAGTACATGGGCGTTGTTCCTCACCAAACCGTCCGACCTCGGTTATCCCGATATAGGATATGAACTGCCTGAACTGCGTGTACATGAGGAAGTGGTTAGTGTGGATAACTCCACTGCCGGAGCCGACCGTGACGGGCAGGTGAAAATGTTCCGTGAGGCTGCTCTAGGCCTTGCTGATGCAGCTAAGGAACGTCGGGACAACATGCAGGAAAAGATTGCCCGTGTGGTAGAGATTATCAATCGCCCGGAAAACAAAGACGACCATTTCCTTTTATGGCATGACTTGGAGGCTGAACGTGAGGCACTCTGCAAGGCAATTCCCGGATGTAAGGCTGTGTATGGCTCGCAAGATGATGAGGAAGCCGACAGAGTGATAGCGGATTTCAAAGACGGCCGTCTGAAATATCTGGCCGCCAAACCTGAAATGCTTGGTGAGGGTTTGAACTTCCAGTACCACTGCCACAAGGCAATCATGTTCATCGACTACCGTTTTAATGACAAGTTTCAGGCAATAGCCCGTATCTACCGGTTTATGCAGCAGCATCCCGTAGACCTTTACTTGGTGTATGCCGAAAGCGAAGGTGAAATATTCAAATCATTCATGCAGAAGTGGGCGCAGCACCGCCAGATGGTAGCCAAGATGACCGATATAGTCCGCAAGAACGGTTTGTTCGGTTTGCAGGCAGAGGAAAAGATGATGCGCTGGATGTTCGCCAGTCGGGAAGAGAAGTCCGGCAAACTGTGGAAAGCTATCAATAATGACAATGTACTTGAATGTCAGAAGATGGAAGATAATTCGGTAGACCTGATTGTAACCAGTATCCCGTTCTCCAACCACTACGAATATACGCCTACCTATAATGATTTCGGGCATAATGAAGACAACGGCAAGTTCTTTGAGCAGATGGACTATCTCACCCCGGAGCTTATGTGTATTTTAAAGCCCGGCCGGTTGGCCTGCATCCATGTAAAGGACCGTGTACTGTTCGGCAACGCTACGGGTGACGGTATGCCCACCATCGACCCGTTCAGCGAAATGACAGTGTTCCATTATCTGAAGCACGGGTTCCGCTACATGGGGCGTATTACAGTGGATACGGATGTGGTGAGGGAGAACAACCAGACTTATCGGCTTGGATATACAGAGATGTGCAAGGACGGTTCAAAGATGGGTATCGGTTGCCCGGAATATGTTCTTCTCTTCCGAAAGTTGCCTTCTGATACCTCACGAGCCTATGCTGATTTGCCGGTGACAAAGAATAAGAGCGAATACTCGCTTGCCCGTTGGCAGATAGATGCCCATGCAAGTTGGAAATCATCAGGTAACTCTCTATTGAGCTATGAGGATATGAAAGGAGCCGGAATAGACAAGATACGCCATCTGTTCAGGAACTACGAACGTGAGCATATATATAACTACGAGGAACATGTATCATTCGCTGAGGAATTGGAAACATACGGAAAGCTGCCTAAAACATTTATGGCTGTCGATCCGGTAAGCAAGAAAGATTGGATATGGGATGATGTCACCCGGATGCGCACGCTCAATACCAAGCAGTCACAGAAGAAACGGCAGAACCACATCTGCCCTTTACAGCTCGATATCGTTGAAAGACTGATTGAACGGTACTCAAACAAGGGTGAGCTGGTATTTGACCCATTCGGAGGTATCGGCACCGTTCCATATTGCGCAATCAATCTGGGAAGGAAGGGTCTGTCTACCGAACTCAATTACGACTATTGGAAAGACAGTCTTTCATATCTGTATGAGGCGGAGATGGAAGTTAGCGCACCTACATTGTTTGATTTGATGGACAGTGCCGTATGAACATCTATCATACAGAACCCAGATTCGACTGCGAAAAATTCGCTCCATGCGGGCGCATCTCCCTGCACAAATGCCGGAAGTACAAAGGCAGACTGGATAAATGCAGGGGATGTACGCTTGTACGCCGTAAAGCCAAAACGGTTGCCGGTACGGAAGCCGGAAGAAAGGTTTGTCCGCATTGCGGACGTTTCCTTCCGCTCCACCGGTTCTATAACAGGACTGTCAGATATGGGGATAAGGAATACCGATGTCTCACCTCTTGGTGCAAGATGTGTATGAGTGAAGTCGCAGCGGGAAGAAATCGTAATAATTAATTTAAAAATCCAATGAAAAATGTAACGAAACTAGCCAAGAAATCAGCAGGACTTAGCCAAAGATGCTCTATTTGCCCACTTATGAGAAGGTGTACTTTAGAAATCCATAGAGTTTGTTTTGACAGCTTTGTGGAGGGATTCAAAAAAGGAGCCAAAGCAGCAGAAAAGGAAATGAACAAGAAATTCAAAACTGAACAAAATGAAAGCAATAACCATAAAACAGCTGTGGGCGAGCTTAATATCAAGTGAGAGGATATTAAAAGTTAATTCTATCAAAATTAGTGTTTACCCTTTGATTTTTTTTATAGCAGAAAAACTTTATTGAGTTTCTGTAAATTAAAATCGTATATTTGCAGTGAATACACAACTCGAATGTAGAATTTAAGTGATATCATAACCTTAATAAAAAAGTGATGAAAGTATTTACTGTACAAACCTTGGAAAGTTTTATGTCTTTACAATATGGCCTCCCTGAAATGGATTTTTTCAGAGGCCAATCTTCTTCTGAATATAAATTGATACCTTCAATAGGTCGGAGGTTCAAGGAAGGACAGGAGGACGTGTTGAAGCAATATGAGAAAGAGGTATTTGAAGATTTTAAAAGAAAATATTCAATGTTTACGGATGCACGCCCTAAAAATGATAAGGAATTCCTGTTTCTAGCACAACACTATGGACTTCCAACGAGACTTCTTGATTGGACTTATAATCCTTTAATTGCATTATATTTTGCATGTTGCTCTAATTTTGATAAAGATGGAATTGTTTATCAAAGTTATCAATTCTCAAGAAGGGTTTTTAATGAAGATAAAGATGACATATTTTCATTTCCTGCAATAACTTTATTAGTTCCTAATATGACAGATGTTAGGTATAAAAATCAGAATGGCATATTTGTACTTTATCCAGAACCTTGGAAGGAAAAATTCGAATTCATCTATGCAAAATATATAATTCCTGTACAATATAAACAAAACATATTGAGTAAACTTGAAAAAATAGGAATCACAAGATCATTTATAATGCCTTCTTTGGATAGTTTGTGTAAGGATATTGTCGATATTCATGATTTAAGGTATCCGTACGCAATAAAATAAGACTAGGTATATTCAATATGCAATCAAGATTAAGAGTTCTTCAAGTCTTAAAATTATTCTTATATTGTTTGTTAGATAGAGACATCGATTATAACTAATCTACGTAAAATTTCTACTGACAATCCTTGTTAGTGCTTTGTGAATACCCGGAAACTGCTTTGTGGCGGTTATCGGGTATTTTATTGCCAACCAATTAATACCAAAATATCATGAGCTTAAACGAATTAAGAAATAAAGCCTACCGTAACGCAGTAACGCACGGTTTCCACGATAAAGAACTGAGTAACGAACACTGCCTTTGCCTTATCATTTCCGAGCTTATGGAAGCTGTGGAAGCGGATAGAAAGGGGAAACATGCCGACAGGGAATCTTTCAAGTCTTCTTATGAGGATGAAGAACCGCACGATGATGTCAATTTCAAGTATTGTTTTGAAAAATATATCAAAGATACGATTCCAGACGAACTAAGCGATGCAGTTATACGCCTGCTTGATTTGGCTGGATTAAGAAATATATCCATTGATGATTTTCCTAAAGAAGCGATATATGGTGCATCCGAAAGTTGCGTAGGTGAAACATTTACTGAAAGCATATACGCCATATCCACATTGCCAATTCGTTATTTTTATGAATATAATTATTCTTTTGAAAGTCAGATAGGTCATATGTTATTATCAATCTTCGGGCTTGCCAAGCATATGAACATAGACCTTATATGGCATGTGGAGCAGAAGATGAGATACAATGAATTAAGACCTAAGTTGAACGAAAAAAAATATTGATTATGAAAACAATTATTTTGGCAATTATATGTATTATCGCCCTATTATGGGTTGGAGATCTAACAATTACATTTAAACCGTTTTCCATCTCGCTGCCCGGTTGGCATAAGGCTTTAGGTATCATTCTGTTTGTATTTGCAATGGCGGTATACACTATAGGGGAATATACTAAAGGCTATAAACAAGGTTTCGATGATGGGATAAAAGAATGTGTTGAAATACTTAAGAAGAAAAATTCATGAGCAAACTATATAAAGTAACTATTTTCGGGGAATCATTCCTAATCGGGTGGTTCCCTTTTTCTTCACGCTGGTATAACAAGCTAAAGATAATCAAATGATAGTACGTCATTTTATAAGAGTTCCGGTTGGAAGTACTGTCTATTGCGACAATCAGCCGGTTAAAATACTAGAGAAAGGATATGCCCTTGCTCTATGTGATGTCAATGGGAAACGGGTATATATCACCTGCTATGATTTGGAAAAGAAACCATTCGTCAGCACGAATGGGGGAGAATGAAAAAGAGCCAACCCACGCACGACCATGAATCAGCTCTTCCTTACACGATTATGATGCAAATATACTATTTACTTTTAAAATAATCGTGTTATGGAACTGGATTTTAACAAAATAATTCGCCTTAAAAAGATTAGAATTGAGAAATCAGAACTTTCAGAAGAAGAAAATACCTTAGCTTCACCAATTTTGAGAGATAAAAGCCTTATTAGGGATATCTATAAAATCTTCGTTGAGCTATTGAATAGCAGAAGTCTTCCCCCTTGTATTGATAGTGTTACCCAGCGGAAGAAGTTCATCTTCATTATCCTGTACCTGTTTTCTCCAAGTTCGCTTGCCGGTGGGAAAATGACAGCTGGGTTACGCGAAGAGATGTCAAGGGTACTTGGGGTTCAGTCCAAGAGTACAATTTCCGACAACTGCGCTGATGTCGTGTTTCTCTATCAGAACTATGGGGATTTCAGCGGGGATATAGAGTATCTTTATACCGAAATCGTAAATCGGTTAAAGATCAAAGGGCTAATCAATTAGTTGTGACTTGCTTTCATTTTAGTAGATTTGTATGGTTGCAATAAAGCCGGAGTTTAGTGCTCCGGCTCTAATAATTTATATATTCGAGTTCTACATTTGTTTTCAAAAATAGCGCGGTCTTTTATATATGAAGAATACAAATTTGTAGTTTTTTCGCGAGCGTTAGTATATATTTCCTGTCTTTCTTGAAAAACTTTTTTCATTATATCTCTCTTGGCTGTTGTATTTTCGTATACCTCTTTTCTTCTTAACTCAATTTCTATATTTTTTATCATTATTTCCCCATAGGCATTTTGTAGTATATATATTTGATTTACAGTGTATTTTATTAAATTTATAGCTTCTATTTTAAGTTCATCATCTTCTATGTAAAGATTAAAAAGAGCTTGAGCGCATTTCAGGGCATAATGAGCATTGTCCATATTCTCCATTTCTCGTTCTATAGCTTTATTATCGGTAATTTTCGTAGGAGTTTTAAATATAGAGCTTTCCAAATTATACAAACTTTTTACAAATTCTATGATTGCGTTTCTTTCTTCTGAAATGATTCCATATTGTACATTTGTGAATAATGTTAATTTAGCTTTCAATTTTTCTGTTTCAATAGTAAAGGTATTTTTTACAGATTCAATTTCTTTAGTGATTTCTCCTATATCTTCTTTAGTGGCAAGATTTTTTCCTTTTTCAGTTTCATAAGATTTCTGTTTGGCTATGTATCTCCAAAATAAAAATTGGGTTAATCCTATAGCGAAAGTACAAATACTAATAAGTGAATTTGTATCTATCCAATCCATACCTATTCTCCTTTCTCTATTCTAATTTTCTCTACAATTTGTTCCAGTTCTTCTATGGTACTGGCTTTGTAAAAGTCTCCTTTGTACTGGATAAGGGCGGTGAGTTCACCTTCTCCGGTTACTTCTTCATACAGTCTATTTATAGGAACGTTGATAGCATCGGCAATATCAGACAATGTGTTTATTGTAGGATTGCCTTTTTCTATAATACCGTGGAGTGATTGCTTTGATTTTCCAATCTTATCTGCTACAGATTGAACGGTAAAACCCTGTTCTTTTATTGCTTCTTTGATTCTTAGTTTCATGGTTACTTATTTTAAATGCAAATATACTTCATTATATATTGCGGTAAAACTATATATGTACTAATAAAGGTTAAAGTCAAAATAAAAATGACTTTTTCTTTGTGAAGTAAAAATATAGTTTTACCTTTGCATCATCAGAAACGAAGTAATAACAATTAAAAGATATACGATCATGGCAACAAAGAAGGTTGATGAAAAGAAAACATTGAAGTATGCAGTAGCATTTTACTTCTGTACATCAGGTAAAATAAACTTCATGTTAGGCAATAAAATGTATCAGCATATAAATACTGTTTATGACCAAAGAGAAGATGGTAGAGGTTTCAATACTTGTGAAGTCGTTTATAACTACAAGGCTCAAAAGTACGAGGTTCTGAATGTAGATACAGAGATAGGCAATAAAGAGATTACAATATTATAAGTTTAACCAGCAGGGCGAAAGCCCTGCGCAATATAGAAGATTATGAACGTAAATGAAGTTACAGTAGGTTTGAGATATAGAGTATCAGGTGATTTGGCTAATGGTTGCCATTCAGACGGTACGCCACGCATATCGCACGATGATGTAGTAAGAGTAATCAAGCGAATTACAGGGACACATGTGATTTTAGAGTGTGGACGTATGTTTATCATTAACGACAATCTCAAAATCGAGAAGTTCTAAGTTTTAATCCGGTAGCTTTCGAGCTGCCACAATATACACGATTATGAAAGCAGATTTAGTTTTAGTTATCAGCCCTGAAGCCCCACTGATGAAACAACTGGGCAAAGTATTGGGTAAGCTATGTACACCATACGACTTTTCTACCATAGAGAGAGGCGAGAAGTATGTCACGATACGGCATGATGAAACAGGGCTTGTAGTGGCTTATACGAGTGAAGAAAGATTGAATGTGAAACATTAAATATAGATTATAAATGAAAGGTAATTGTACGTTAGAACTTGATGTAGACAGTGTGACATTGAATAATGCAATGTCTAAAGCTGTCAGTGATGCTGTAAAAAGCCTCAATATTGAGCAGATAGTAAATGCAGAAGTAACAAGAAGAATAGGCAAAAGCGTAAGCAAATCAATACAAGACGGCACATTTGTTAGAGCAGTTGCAAAGAATGTAGCCAAAGAATTTGATGCAAATATCATTGTGTCCCTTCTTGATATTGAAGAGCTGAAAACTATGGTTGCAGAAAAAATCAGTCAGAAAATAATTAGTAAAATGGGGATTTAATTATGAACTCAATTAACGACGAAAGAGGTTGCAGCGTATGCCAGCCCGGTAAAGAGAATTACACTACCTACACAACGAAGTTAGGCAGAAAGAGAGTGAGAATGTACCAGTACGATTACCGTACTGAAAGTGGTGAACTCTTTGCTTGTTGTGCGCCTACCTTAGAGGCATGCAGAGAAAGACGGGACAAATGGCTTAGTTCACGACAATAAGCCGATTGTCGTGTATAACGATTGAAGATATTTCGTTATCTTTGGTTATGGTAGTACCTTTGGGGTACTATCGCGGGGTGTAGCAGTGGTAGCTTTTCACTTTGACTTGGTGAAGGTCGGTTGTTCGATTCAGCCCCCCGCAACTATTGAGTATTAATTTAAATTTGACACGATTATGAACATTCTTACATTAAGCATCAAACAGAAGTATTTCGATGAAATCTTGGCAGGCAAGAAAACCCACGAATACCGTGAAATCAGACCAACTAACGCTAAGAAATATATCACTTACCTATGTGGCGGTAAAGAATATCCGGCTGATGCAGAACTGCCTGAAGATGGTGAAATAGAATTAAAGCCTATCAAGTACGATGCAATCAAGCTTCTGACAGGTGCATATACAGGTAAACGTCCTTATATTATCGTTGAAGTGAAAGCAGCAGAAGCTGTTATTCTCACAGATGAAAACGGTAATGATATTGTTTACGAACATCAAGGCGAAGAATATCTTGCCGCACAAATGGATTATACTTTGGGCAAGATATTAGAGAAATATATAGATTGATTTGTTTAACTTTTAAAATTAGAAAGCAGAGTCGCAAGAAGAATTAACAGAGTAGCCGGGCCTCGCAGAAATATGAATGGTGCAGGGGCAGGTGGTAGATTGGTTGCCAATCGTAGAGGTACAGCAAGTGCCACACAGTTAGGATCACGCAGACAGCGTTACAGTGATCTTCGTACTTCATTTGGTTTAAGTGGTGGCTAGCTATGAACAAAGTAGAACAAGCGAGTCAATATATAGACCTCATTCGGGTAAAATCGAATGAGGCTTTACTGTTTTTATCACTTGGTAAAGATTCGCTTGTTCTGCTTGATTTAGTCTATCCGAAGTTTGACCGGATTGTTTGCGTGTTCATGTATTTCGTTAAGAATTTGGAACATATTAACCGTTGGATAAACTGGACTAAAGCCAAATATCCGAAAATAGAGTTTGTTCAAGTACCACATTGGAATCTCACTTATATTCTCCGTGGCGGTATGTATTGTGTGCCAAATCCGAAAGTAAAGCTGTTGAAGTTGGCAGATGTGGTAAAGGCTATGCAACTTACTCATGGAGTTTATTATACATTCTTGGGCATGAAAAAAGCTGACGGTATGAATCGTAGACTTATGTTGAAAGGGTATGAGGTAAACGACTACGAGAATAACGGTATGGTTTATCCTTTAGCTGATTGGACACAAAAGGATATTCTTGCTTATATGAGGCAGCATAATTTACCCGAACCAGTTCGGTATTCATTGAAAGCCAGTTCGGGAGTAGGCTTCAATCTTGATTGTATGCTTTGGATGGAGAAGAACTATCCACAGGACTTACAGAGAATTTACAAAACTTTCCCGATGGCTGAAAGAGTACTTTGGGAGTATCATAATCAACAAAAGTAATATGTATGGAACTAAGTAAATATATCAAGAGTGAATCGGTAGAACTTAACCGTTCTGCCATTCGTTTTGCAGACTACAATCCGAGAAAACTTTCCGATGAATCACGCAAAGCATTAAAGCGTGGTATCAAGAAATTCGGATTGGTAGGTGGAATAGTTGTGAATAAGCGTACCGGGCTTACCGTAGTTAGCGGGCACCAGCGTTTGTCTGTCATGGACGAATTGCAAAAGTTTCCCGATAACGACTACCGCATTCGTGTCGATGTCATAGACGTGGACGAACAGCAGGAAAAGGAGTTGAATATTCTAATGAACAACCCTAATGCACAAGGTTCTTGGGATTTTGACGCTCTTGCCCGTATTGTTCCTGATATTGACTGGAAAGATGCAGGATTGACGGATGCCGACTTGAATATGATTGGGGTTGATTTCCTTTTGCAGACCAAAGAAGAAAGCTTCATTGCTGACGAACTGGAAAGCATGATGTCGCCTGTAACAGAACAGAAAGAAGCCGATAAAGCCGCCAAACAGTTGGAACGTGCTGAAAAGGTAGCCCACATGAAAGAGGTCAAGCATCAGGTGAAAGAAAACGCACAGAAGCAAGCTGAGAACATGGATGCCTATGTGATGTTGTCCTTCGATACCTATGAAGCTAAAGCCGCTTTCTGCGAAAGGTTCGGGTATGAACCAGATATGAAGTTTATAAAGGGAGAAGTTTTTGATGAACAAGTAGAAAGAATTGATTGATTTTTAGGGAGGAAAGCCGAGTTAGAAAGAAAACATATAGTCAGCTATATCAACAGTCCAGACGAATAATGTATAATGCCGGAAGGCAATACGGACTTGGTACAGATAGACAAAGGAGCATAAGAGACAGAACAAAATCCATAATGGAAAGATATGGTATAAGAATAGATAGCTATTTCTCAAAAAGAGGAATTAATATCTATGGAAATAAGCCTGTTTCTCGCCGCATATATATGGGTAATAATAATGGATGATTGATATGAGTAACAGTGAATCTCAAAACAAAAAAGGTAAAGGAGGAAGAAAGCCCAAGTTTGATTATACAAGCGAGGACTTTCTTTCACTCGTTGAATCGTATGCCAAAAAGGGATTCACTGATAAGGAAATCGCTCATGCAGTCGGAATTTTACCGCAAACTTTCTGTGAGAAGAAAAGCCGCTACCCCGAATTATCGGAAGTATTGTCGCGTGCGCGTTGTGCCTTAAACTCGCTTGTGCGTGCCAAATTTCTTGCTATGGCTCTTGGAGGTGTTAAGACTAAGAATACTACTATCAGAAAGATAAAAGACAGAGATGGTAATCTAACCGGAGAGGAAGAAGTTCAAATCGTAGAAGGTGAGTTGGCTCCAAGTTTACAAGCACAGTCTGTTTGGCTGTACCATTATGATGAAGATTGGAGAAAGGTTGAACGCAAGCAGGATGAAGATGCAGACATTCCTACTGATATAGAACACGGTATCAGCATTGATTCATGGATAAAAGACAAGCTGAAATGATAGTACCTCAAGAAATATATCATCCACTATACACCGATACGGAGAAATTCATTATCCTTATCACCGGTGGGCGTGGTTCGGGTAAATCTTTCAACGCTTCCACTTTCATTGAGCGGTTGACCTTTGAAATGACTCCCGTAGAGAAAATTGTTCATCAGATTCTTTACACCCGTTACACAATGGTTTCCGCTGGTATGTCTATCATCCCGGAAATGATGGAAAAGATAGACCTTGACGGAACAACGAAGTATTTCAAGACTACCAAGACAGATATAGTCAACAAAATGACTAAGAGCCGTATCATGTTCCGGGGTATCAAGACTTCTTCCGGGAACCAGACTGCAAAACTGAAATCCATTCAAGGCATTACGACTTTCGTCTGCGATGAAGCGGAAGAGTGGACAAGCGAAGATGAGTTCGACAAGATAATGCTCTCCATTCGCAAGAAGGGTATTCAGAACCGGATTATCATTATAATGAACCCATGCGATTCCAATCACTTCATCTACAAGAAATACATTGAGAAAACTCACAAGCTGGTAGAGATTGACGGTGTACAGGTTCAAATCTCCACTCACCCGAATGTACTTCATATCCATACCACCTACTTGGATAACTTGGAGAACCTTTCCCCGGAGTTTTTGAAAGAGGTCGAGGACATGAAGGTGAACAACCCCGAAAAGTATGCTCATGTGGTTATTGGTCGCTGGGCTGATGTTGCGGAAGGTGCGGTGTTCAAGAAGTGGGGTATTGTTGATGAGTTTCCTCAAGGTTGTAAAAAAGTTGGACTTGGACTAGACTTTGGATTCACCCATGACCCAACAGCGGCTGTTAGATGTGGAATTATTGATAATCGTCTATATCTTGATGAAGTGGATTATAGAACCGGGCTTCTTTCTTCCGACATTATCAAAACTCTTCGCCTATGGGGATTGAAGGTAATTGCTGATAGTGCAGACCCGCGTTTAATTCAAGAGATACATAACGGAGGTATTAAGATATACGCCGTAGAAAAGGGCGCAGGTTCTATCAATGCTGGTATAGACAAGATGAAAGAGTATGAGATGTACATAACCAAACGCTCATACAACTTGCAGAGAGAGGCAAGAAAGTATGTTTGGGCAAAGGATAAGGACGGAAACTATATCAACGAGCCGGAAGACCACGACAATCACGGAATGGATGCTGCTCGTTACTATGTGCTTGGTGAACTTCTTGGCAAGATTCAGAAACCGAAAGATTTAACAGGAATATTTACTCACTAAAATTATAGATTATGCCATTGAATTTAGAAAAAATATTAGCACTCCCTGACATCGGGCAGAAGATAAACTACCTGAAGAAAGGTAGGAAAACTGAACTTCCCGACCGTTGTAAACTTTGGGACGATTGGAATCCGGAACGCCATGAAATCATGGTTGACAAAAAGAAGTATCCGGACAGAAAGGTTCTTGAAAAAGAAGCAGAGAAACACTTCGATGAAAAAACTGGTAAGACTTATGAAATCGAAGCAAAGTATAAGACTGAACCGGTGAACCGTATTTCCATTCCATTGGAACAAGATATAGTGAACATTCAAACTGCTTTCACTGTTGGTACTGAGCCTTCCATAGATTGCACTCCGACTGATGATGACGAAAAGAAGCTGCTTGATGCTGTAAAGGCCGTATTCAAGTCCAATAAAATCAAGTATCAGAACAAGAAGATTGTCCGTGCTTGGTTATCCGAACAGGAAGCGGCAGAATATTGGTATGTTACCGATGATGATTCGTTTTGGGCAAAGTTCTGGAAGAAAATAAAGACTACCTTCGGGGGGAAGGTCAAGCCCACCAAGAAACTGAAAAGCGTGTTATGGTCTCCATTCAGAGGTGATAATCTATACCCATTTTTTAACGACGAAGGTAAAATGATTGCTTTCTCACGTGAGTACAAGAAGAAGCTCATGGATGATTCGGAGGTCATCTGCTTTATGACTATCACGGACAAAATGGTTTATCAATGGGATTTGTCTAAAGGGTATGAAGAAAGAACGCCTTTTGCTCATGGATTCCCAAAACTACCGGTTCTCTATGCTTATCGTCCTGAATCTTATTGCAAGAAGATAAAGACATTCCGTGTCCGGCTGGAAAAACTGTTATCTAATTATGCTGATTGTATAGACTACCATTTCTTCCCACTGCTGAAGCTAATTGGAGATGTAGAGGGTTTCATGGGTAAGGTTAAGGATAGAATGGTCAAACTTACAGGTGAAGGTGCGGATGCCCAGTATCTGACGTGGAACCAAGTTCCGGATACGGTACGTTTTGAAGCAGAAACACTCACTAATATGGCTTATGATATGTCAAACACTCCAAGAATATCCTTTGAGACGTTGAAGGGGGTAGGCAAAGCATCAGGAACCGCTTTCCGCTTTATGTTCATGGGTGCACATATGGCGGTAGAAAATCACGGTGAGGTTATCGGCGAGTTTTTACAGCGGAGAGTAAATTTCATTGTTTCCGCTTTAGGCTCTATCAATCCAACCGAGTTTAGCAAGGCATCGCAGACCATTGACATAGAAACAGAACTGGTTCCATATATGATTGATGATTTGAATGATAAGGTTACTACGGCTGTCTCCGCTGTTAGTGGTGGTGTATGGTCAAGACGTGAGGGCATTATGTTTGCTGGGAACGCGGATCGCATTGATGAAGAGCTGAAGGAAATCAAAGAGGAACAGGTGGCAAAGAATGAGCAAATCGGAAATAAGGGACAGAAAAACGCCTCTTAGTCAGAAAAATTACGGGATTTATAATTTTTTGATAGGGAAAATAGGATAGTTAGTGGTGACTCTTTGGAGTTGCCGCTATTTTTTTGCTCTTTAAATTGTAAATATTAGAATATAATTTTGAATTATAGAATTATATATGTATTTTTGTCACACGATAATTGAGTAACCAATGAGAATATTTACCGAACAAGCATTAAAAGAATATGCAGAGAACCATCCCGATTCAAAGGTCGCTTTGCAAGAATGGACTACCATTGTGAAAAGAAGTAAGTGGACCTGTTTTGCCGATATTAAGAAAACGTTTAATAGCGTTGATAATGTAGGTAATCAACACTATGTTTTCAACATCAAAGGCAACAACTATCGTTTGGTAGTAGTGATTAAATTCACTATTCAGTTTGTGTATATTCGCTTTATTGGTACTCATAAAGAATATGATAGAATAGATTGCGCTAATATTTAGGATTATGACAAAGATAGAAAATCAAGCCCAATATGAATGGGCGGTGAAAAGAGTAGAGGAACTTCTTCCATTAGTGAAAGATGATACTCCTTTGAATGACCCAAATAGCATAGAATTGGAGCTTCTTTCTAATTTGGTTGCTGATTATTCCGAAGAACATTTTGCATTGGGAGAACCAACACTTGTGGATGTTCTTAAACTTCGTATGTACGAAATGGGGCTTAATCAAAAATCACTTGCAAAGTTGGTTGGTGTCAGCCCATCACGGTTAAGTGATTATATATCCGGTAAATGTGAACCTACTTTAAAAGTTGCTCGTGAGATAAGCCGGAAGCTAAATATTGATGCTAATATAGTGTTGGGAGTGTAAACTCTAAATCTACGATAAGGTTACTATGGAAAAGAAATATCAAGTATTTGTTAGTTCAACGTATGAGGACTTACAGGAAGAGCGAAAAAAAGTAATGGAGGCACTTTTGCAAATGAATTGCTTTCCTGTAGGAATGGAGTATTTTAATGCTTCGGATTCATCACAATGGGAGGTTATTAAAAGTCTTATACGTGAGTGTGACTATTATGTTTTGATTGTTGCTGGACGTTATGGATCAATAGAGGAAGAATCAGGGAAAAGCTATACGCAAAAAGAGTTTGAATATGCAATTGAACAAGGAGTTCCGGTGATTTCGTTTGTACATAAGAATCCAGGAATATTGCCAGGCATAAAAATCGAATCAAATCCCAAATGCAAAGAGAAATTAGAGAGTTTCAAATCTGAAGTCAAAAAGAAACTATGCAAACTTTGGGATAACGCTGACGGACTAGCTTCTCAAGTCGTGTTAAGTTTAAATTCTTTGATCAAAACCAATCCTCGTGTAGGATGGGTAAAGGCAAATGAAGTATCGAGTGCAGATGCAAATAAAGAAATTTTGGCTCTTAGGAAAGAAAATGAAGAGTTGATTAAGCAAATAGAGGAAATAAAAGTAACTCCTCCAGTGGGAAGTGAAATGTTAAAACAAGGAGAAGATTCTGTTTGTTTGCATTTCATTTCTCCGCATGAACAAAGTGTAGAGTTAAATACTACATGGAATAAATTATTTGCTTATTTAGCTCCAATGATGATAAATGAAGCAACAGAATTTGGCATAAACCAAGCATTAAGAGAATTATGTTTTCGTGATTATCGTTTTAATTATAAATCTTTTGTAGAACTTCTAAGTGAGGATTTTTATACCATATTAATTCAATTTTCATCATTAGGTTTGATAGCTAAAAGTGAAAAGAAAAGGGGGATAAAAGATACAAATGTATATTGGACTTTAACTCCTTATGGGTATAATGAAATGATTAAGCTGAAAGCTGTAAAGAAGTAAATAGTAATAATTTTGAAGGCGTGATTCCATTGGTTTCACGCCTTTTTTTATCATTTTACGACAATCGCTTCATTGTCGTATATCGTCTATCTGATAATTTCTCATCTGCTTTATTAATGCCGAAATTTACCGTAGAAATTTATAAATCAAATTCATACGGTATGACAATCTTAGAACAAATCTTGGCAGGGCTACAACAGAAATTCGCTGGGGTGGACACTGCTATTCTTACCCGCATTGCCACCAAAAAGGCAGAGGGTGTAACGGACGAGACAAAAGTAAACTCCATTGTTGAGGGTATCAGTTTTTCGGACGTGCTTAATTCCTATGGTGATTTCCGTGCCGGGGATGCTTCAAAAACGGCAGTGACTAACTACGAGAAGAGGCATAACCTTAAAGACGGTAAGCCAATCGAGACTACCACAACCACCAAAACGGAAGAGAATAAAGACGATGTGCCTGCATGGGCGCAAGCTTTAATTGACTCCAACAAGAACCTTTCTGATAAGCTAACACAGTTAGAAACGGAAAAGGCTCAAGCAACACGTAGCCAGCAGATTTTGGCAAAGGCAAAGGAGTATGGTATTCCCGAAAACTACGCCAAACGATGCGCCATTAAGGACGATGAGGACTTGGACGCATACTTCAAGGACTTGAAGCAGGAGTTTGCGAATGACGGCTTTAAGGGTGTAGTTCCTCCAGATACAGCAAAAAAAGAACTGGAGAATGAGACTCAGGCGTTTGCGAAAATGATTGCAGACGACACTAAAGAAATTGTAGAACAACAAAAACAGTGATTTTATGGCAGCAGGATTTAAGTATAATCTTGAACCGGAAGTTGAGCAGGAAGAACGCTACGACGTAGAAACCGGACGCAGACGCAGAGGTCCGTATAAGTTGGACACAACCAACCTCGTTGTCGGCTCGTACTTGCCCTCATTCACACCGATTGCAGCTGACTTGGTGAAGAAAACATCCCAAGTGGCTATCCGTGTGGAAGTATATGAGAAGTTTACGACAGGCTCCAATACCACATTGAAAATCAAGAAACGTTCTTTGGCTTACAAAGGTATGCACTTGGGTAACGGTGCGCATGGAGCGACAATCAACGCTATTGACAAGGCTGACAAAGCTTTTGATAAGCTGACGTTAGCGGCAGACTTTGGAGAAAATCTAGAAGCTGGAACAGTTCTTTACGAAGCGACAGCCGCAGACGGTACAACGCCCAAAGTTATCGCAAATTCAGCTCTGTATGAAAGGAAGCAGGTAGAGGATGGCATAGTATTGGTTTCCCTTTTGATGCGTGCGTTTGAAATCGAACCGACCAAGCTGGTAATGCCTTTCGCAGATATTGACAAGGCGAATATGCCGCACTTCCAGTTTAACGCTTTGGATGTCAAACAAGAAAAAGAAGCCGTATCTATTCCTAAGGCTTCTTCTAGTCAGGACGGTTTGATGAGTAAGGAAGATAAAGCCAAATTGGATGGGGTTGCAGCACAAGCTAACAAGTATACTTTAACAGCAGCTACGACTTCTGCTCTTGGAGGTGTAAAGCAGGCAGCCAAAGTGAATGATGCATCTGGTACGGTGTCGGTAGAAAACTTTAACGGATTATTGACAGCGTTGAAAAACGCAGGTATAATGGCAAAATAAAGAAAGGAGGACTAATATATGATGCTAACTATTCATACATTGTTTAATGACCCGAACATTGTAAATGCAGTGATTCAGCGTGTCCTCAAGACAAGAAAGGACACAATTTATTGGCAGCAGTATTTGGGCTTCCGTAGGACTACTACTCGTGTATTTAAAGACTACATCGGTCAGGTTACTGGCGTGATGGCTGGTTCCATCAACTCCCGTTATGGCGAAAAGCCTATCCGTGAACGCAGGAATATCGGTTCCGGATATGGTGAGATTGCCTATTTGGGTGACCGCTATCAAATCTCAATCGACCGTTTGTCTGACTTGCAGGACTTGATAGATAAGTATAATGCCGCCAAACCGGAAGACCAGAAAGCAGCCATGCGTGACATCGTGGACTTCATCTATGACGATTACCGTCAGGTATTGCTGGCACCGCACAAGCGTATGGACATTATCGTAGGCTCTCTGTTGATGACTGGAGCAGCAAGCGTGAAGAACAAGGACGACAATGCCGGAGGAATTGACTTATTGAACATCGACTTGCCGTTTAAGTTTATCAAGCCGGACACAGAGGATAAAGACTATTTCGTCACTTACTTGCAGCAGAAACTGAATGAGCTGAAATCTATTTACGGCACATTCCCCAAGATGATTATGAGCCGTGGCACATTCATCAAGAATATTATCGGTTCAAGTGAATTTGGAGATAAGTTCAAGATGCAGCTTACAGGCAACGAGATGTATATGTCCACCGGGATTATCACTTCGCAACTGGCTTCTGCTATTTTTACGGGTATCGGACTTCCGGCTATTGAAATCAAGGAAGATTATGTGGTAGACCAAACAGGTAAGAATATCCCCATTTATGCAGATGGTCGTATTTCCCTGCTTCCGCAGGATAAAATCGGTTATATGCGCTTCCACACTCCTTATGAAGCTGTGGATGGTGTACCGGGACGTAATTACACTCAGGCAGATGGCGATATGCTGATTTCAGGTTACAAGGACGGCAATGGTCGCTATCTGGAATACACAGCCGAATGGATTCCGCAGATTGCGAACCCGAACCTGATTGTGAACTTCGATTTGAGTGAGATGAACGCATGACAGTAAACGATTATATATTACAGAAGTTTCAGACCTTCGGCGTTAACTTGTCGGAGGCTGACCTTTTCGATATATGTCTGAACGCAAAGATAAGCGGAGGGGGTGAGATGAACGAGGATTGCCAAACACGGGTGTCGGTGGCAATTGCGAAGTTCATCCCCTCTCTATTGCTTCGTGCCACTTCCATCAGCGAAAGCGGTTTTTCTATGTCTTGGAACATTCAAGGCATTAAGGATTACTATTCATTTCTGTGTAAACAGTACGGTTTGAAAGACGAACTGGGTAACAAACCTAAAGTGACTTTCTTATGATATTCGCTCCACACATATTGCAGGTAAAAGTTATCACCCCGATGGATAAGGACGAGTTTGGCAGACCTATTCCCGGAACAGGTGGTGAAAGCTGGCAGGAGGTGTGCAAATGCCGTTGTGATGATAACACTACCAAAGAGTTTTCATCTGATAACGGCTCTGTGTATCGTCCGAATTATCATGTGGTATGCGAGAAGAAAATTACTGTCAAGGCTGGTGATGAAGTACGTTGCATGGATGGTGATAGCGTAAGAGGTCAAGGCGAAGTCTACACGGTAAAGAGTACAAACTACTTTAACTATTCGGAATTATGGATGTAGATTTCGATTTCTCAGATGTCGACTCCTTTTTCGATGAAGGAGAATGGGAGGTCGAAAAGAAGATGATTGATGTAGGCGATGAAGCCGTGAAGTACGCAGAGGAACATGGGGATTATCAAGACCATACACTCACTTTGAGAACGTCCAATGATTACGATGTCAATAAAGACGGTTTAACTCTGAAAAATGAAGCGGAATACGTATCATTCGTAGAATCTAAAGGGTATGATGTTTTAAGTGGTGCCGCTCTTCATGCGGAGAAACGATTAAAAGAAGAATTTGAAAAATGAAAAAGTATATTGGTACAAAGTTAGTTCAGGCTACACCTGCAATTCGCAAGGGTGGTAAGGTATATCTGCCCACTGATGCTATTCCAAGAACTATGGAACAAGTGGAAGAAGGATACAAGGTGGTATACGAAGACGGCTACGAGAGTTGGTCGCCTAAAGATGTGTTTGAAAAGGCATACAAGGTGGCTGAAACATTCAAAGACCGCTTACTTATCGAACGGCAGGATTTGGCTGAAAGATTTAGTAAACTGTGTGCTTTTGTAGACACTCCCAAGTTTAAAGAAGTTGTAAAAGACGAACACCAACGTGATTTGCTTCTGCAACAGCGCGATTATATGGGTGAGTATCTGAACATTCTCAACCAACGTATCGAAGCATTAGTATGATAGTAACTACCGACATAGGAAACATTCTCTACCGGGATTGCAAGGCTTTCGGAATAGCCATAGTGCCGGACGGGGAAACGCTGACGGGTGAATTGACCTCTGAAAGAATCGTTATCCATACGAAGAAACAACAGCCGGGAAAGTATTGGAAGAAATCTTTTGCAGAAGTGAATCTATGTGTACCCAATTTAAGCGAGAATGAAGCGAACACAATCCGGCTTAACGAGCTTGAAAGACAAGCCAACAAGCTCTTTGATGATGAGGTAAGCATCTATGACGGAACAACCTATCGTTACTCCATCGAATCAATCGGTACAGAAGCGGACACAGCTTTGAAGTGTCATTATGTGAATGTAAGAATTTTATTTGAAGTTTTAAATGTAAAATAATTATGGCAACAAGACCATTTATCGGATTAAAGAGGGTATGGTACGGTGATGTAGTGAAAACCGTAACCACTCCCGAAACCGGTTATACGGCAGCAGAGTTGAAAGCCCTGATTGCTACAATGACCGAAGTGAAAAACGTACATCAGGACACTTGGGGATACGAGGAAAGCGACCCTTCCGTGACTGACTATATCAATGAGCTGACGGGGCAACCGTATTACCGTGACGTTACGCAGGCGGCTATTCCTACCGTGTCGTTCACCCTTGGTGAGTATTCTTTCGAGGACAAGGCAGCTTTACAAGGCGGTAAGGCAACGGATGATGGCTGGGAACGTACAGACATGACTGCTCTTGTGGAAAAGAGCATCGTGGCTATGACAAAGACCGGCAATTTCATCTTCATGCCTAAAGCTAACATCGTTGGTAAAGGTAGTTTTGTCGAGAAGAATATTGGTTTGGGCGTTTCGGCCGTTCCTTTGGAAACCGGAGTCAAGGGACTTGCTTCGGAAAAATGGTTCGATGGCTCAAATGTCAAACTTGAATAGTTTTAAGGTAACAGATTGTTTTCGGATGGCGGTGGGTGGTTGCTCACCGCCTTTTTAATTTACGCTTATGGATGCAGCAAAAATAGTAAATGCAGCCGTTTTGGGAAAGGACTTCGAGACGGTTATAGTGAATGGCAAGGCATACGTGATTAACCCTCCTACAATTCATAAGATGGCAGGTGCAGGGTATTATCTGTCCGATTTAAAAGGAGCTACTACCGTCATGGATATGCTCCGCTCGCTGAAAGATGTAAAACAGGCTTCTTTGGCTTTGTCTTGGCTTATTAAAGGGGATGAAAGTCTTTCTGATGAGCTTGCGAGAGGGGAATTTGACGAAGTGGTAGAAGCGTTAGCGGTCGGTCTTTCAATGGTTTCAACGGAAAATTTTTACAAGCTGTCAGTTTTAGCCAAGAACGTAGCAACGCTGACAGCAAAGGAACGGTCGTAGGAAACGTCACGTTATTAGGTCAAATTGCTACGTTCATGGAGGTTTTACATCTAAGTTACGATGAAGTTGTATTTAAAATTCCATATCGCAATTTGATTATTATGCAAAAAGATAAATTGCATACGGTTTATGGAGATGTTCTTCAAGAAGTAAATGAAGAAGAGTTTTTTAAGTTAAAAGGCAAGGGTAATCCATTTTAATTTGTTATATTTGTATATGTGAAAATGTTGTATATTATGCTATTATGGAAATTAGAATCGGAGAAAGATTTGGAAAATTGACAGTTGTCTCAAAAGATGAAAATAAAGATAAGGGAGGCTGTATAAAATGGATATGTAAATGTGACTGTGGGAACATTGTTTCTGTGCGTTCTGGATATTTAAGGAATGGTACAACAAAAAGCTGTGGATGTATAAGACGTAAAGTAAAAGATATAAGTGGAGAGAAATTTGGAAGATTGACGGTCTTAGATTTTCACCATAAATATACTGGGCAAAATAGTCATGCTACTTACTGGCATTGCAAATGTGATTGCGGAAAAGAGGTTGTGGTGTCACAAGGGAATTTGCATAGTGGAAAGGTGAGAAGTTGTGGGTGTATGAATGTTGATAGAAGAAAAGAGGCTAATACCACTCATGGAAAAAGCAAAAAAACTCGAATCTATACTATATGGGCTGGCATGAAAGATAGATGCTGTAATCCTAAAAATAATTCTTATCGTTATTATGGAGGGAAAGGAGTGCTTGTATGTCCTGAATGGTCTAATGATTTTCTTTTATTCTACAATTGGTCTATGAAAAATGGGTATAATGATAATATGAGCATTGATAGAATTGATTCAAGTAAGAATTATGAACCGTCAAATTGTAGGTGGATTACTTGCAATGAAAATTCAGCTCGGACATGTAGAACCATATTCATAACTGTTGATAATTCATGCCTATCAATAAATGATTGGGCTTCTTGTATAAAAGTTAGTGATACAACACTGACTTCGCGCTACAAAGAGTTTGGGAAAGAATGGTTAGAAGAATCTATCGGAAAGGTTTTAGAGTCACACGATAATTCTATCCTATATAAAAATAAAAGATATGCAAGTTCTATTTAGTGGTCGAAAAGTAAAGGTAAGGAATTGGCAAATCGTAGAAAAAAGAAATAGTTATGGCAAAATTATTAGAAAATAATGATAATTTTGTAGCAAAATAGAATATAAAATATGTCATGAGAAAGACCAAATGGATTATATATACTGTCCTAATAGGATTAATGCCTTTTTTTATAAGAGTGTTTGTCTTTATGCTATCGGTAAATAGGGAGTGGAGTTTATTATTCAATCCGGTTGATTTTATATTTTTAGGGCTAACTTTAAATTTGACGAATTTGAATGAGCTTAATAATGAAAAGTTTGATCCAATTTTAAAACTTAAATTTGAAGGGTATTCTGTAATACAAATTGTTATTTTATCTGGTGTTTTGGGCATTTTGTATTTTGCAGAACAATCTCAGAAAGAAATATTAGATAGAATTGTCGCGTTAGTATGTGCTATTGCATTTTGCCTAGTATCTTTTCTTTTTAGTAATGCAATAATGAATAAATTAAACTCTTTGGATGATGGGAACAATTGATATTATATTAACGGTAATAACATTTGTTATTTGTGTCTCTGGAGGATGTATAGCGATTAAATCAATCATTGATACAAGGAATAATAGTATAAAGAAATTTAGTAAGAACAGCGAACAACGCAAAAAGGAATTTGAAAATGGGCTGCATTAAATCATTTGTATATTTAGATGAATACAAGATGTATTCAATATCTTCTCAATTATTTGAAGGATTAACAGAGTATGTATTATCTGGGAAAAAGTCAGAATATGCTAAATCTGAAGAACAAAAGGGAAAAATTCTCAGTGGAAATTTAATGGGAGAAATCTTAGTTAAAGAACAATCTTCGACAGAGAAAAAATATCTGCATGATTATGCTTACAATCTTTTTGAAAATAAATTGAGTGAGATGGGGGTGCTCTATACTGTTCCACAAAATGTTACTTTAAATGATTTACGCGATAAATCTTTTGTAAAAATATCAGGGAAAATTATTTTTAATGATTATAGCAAAATGGCTTCTACGTTAGAGCAATTTAATGAAATAGGTGAAGCTATTGGCTATTTCAAATATAGAGAAGAGAATGAATCCGTAGCTGAATTGGCGAAATTACCGAAGAAAATTGCAGATAGAAATTCGAAGGCAAAAGCTACATCTTTGCTGAAAAGTTTGAATGTGAAGTATGCTGAGCAATTAAAAGCAGATGGGCTAATTTTAGATGATGATGTTGTAAATAGATTGCTAAATGTTTTGAAATTTAGCTATGATGAACAATTTGAAGTAACAATGCCATTTGCAAATAAAGAAATCATATTTTCTTCAATATTGAATAGAATTTATTTAAGAGAAAAGGAGGATATTTTAATTTCTAAGTATTCAAGAAAAACAGAATTTGAATTCACTGTTTTAGGAATAGTAACACAAGCAGGAAATGAAAATATAGAAATGTTTGATGAGGAAGAAGTAGTAGATGGTTTTCGATCTGCTATTCAAAATACTATTGATAAAATGGCTGGTGTAGAGACTTTTTTTACTGGTCGTCAGAGTTCGGAATGCCGTATTGAACCGATTGCAATATATCGTGAATTATAATTTAAAAATTTTACGCAACTATACACTTTTGAGCAAGCAGTTATTATACACAATGCTTGGTGTAATATAAAGTATATAGTACGTTTTATTAGTCTCTTTTACGTATTGATAAGAGTGAATAAAGGGTGAAAAATCACCCTTTATTTGTTACTATAATTGTTATGTCTCTACCATTGTTATCTAAACATTTACGTGAAATAAGCACAATACGGATAGATGGAGTCTCCCATTTGTAGAAGTCACTTAAACAATCGTCTTTACTTGTTGCAGATGTGTTAGCATCTGATTTAGAAGAAACATCGTTTCCTAAATTCTCGGATAATGAGTTTGTGTATTTGTCAATTTTATCCTTTAGTTTTACAAAATCCGTATCTTGTTTGTTCTCTTTTTCAAGATAGTTTAAGACATAAATACAAGCTCCATCCTCTTCTTTGGGTGGCACTTTCGAACCGTAAATATCTTTTATAGCAGAGTCAATATTATGATTTGTAGAGCATCCACATAGCAGAGCAATACATAGTATTAGAAATGTTATTTTATTCATGTTTTTACTTATTTTCTTGCAAAACTACCAAGAAATCCAATCACTCCAAACTATTTCACGACAATCTTTCAAATGTCGTGCTTTTGCAATCTTAGAAATAGCAAAACGGACTATCAAATACTACTTTCACAATTATTTTGCCACAATCAGCAGATTGTGTGTTTTTCGTTGATAAAAAACATCTATGAAAGCTTGTAACTGTGGTAAATTTATCAAGTAAAATAAGAAATATCAAACCTTTCGTCTATTGTAACGAATTTAATGAAAGAAAATTCTAATAAGGTTTGGATATACTGTAAATTTGAGTAGTAAATAATTAAAAATTAGAATAAAATGGGAAAGCTCGTATTCCGTGTGGCTTCGGATTGGCAAGAGGTCGTAAGATTAAGAACAGAGATAGAAAAGTTGAAACAAACGCTCCTTTCTATGGATTCGACCCAATCTCCTGATACATTTAAAAAGTTAAATGTTCAATTAGGAGAAAGTACTAAGAAAATGAACATCCTTATTTCTGATGCCGCCAAAGCTGGGGCAACAATGGAAAACGACTTCAAAAAGGGTATTTATGACGGTGAAAAAGCTGTTAATTCTCTATCAGAAGAAATTATCAAACAGAAAAATATCATACGTGAGACACAGAATGATGTTTCAATGCTTACTGAGAAATATAAGAAATTAGGAAAGTATGACTCTAAAAGACAATCTTTATCGGATGAATTAAACCGTGCAAAAGCAGCATTAGGAGAACAAAAGTATGCTCTCGGTGAATTGCAATCACAACAAGCACTTGCAAGATTATCTACTAAAGCCCTAAAAGATGAATATGCTTTATTCAAAGATGAGAGCAAGGCTGTTATAACTACCAATGAGGGGGTCGGAGTTTCATTTAAGAAGACACTTGCTGCTATTGGTGGAATCGCTATGCTGAAACAAGTTGCTTCAAATGTAGTTTCAACTGCTGGAATGTTTCAGAAATATGAATCTGTGCTAACTAATGCCTTGAATGGCAGTTCCGATAAAGCGAAAGCATATCTTTCTGACATAAATAGCTTTGCTGCAAAAACGAATTTTCAGCTTAATGAACTGACGGATGACTTTATAAAATTTGTCAATCGTGGTGTAACTCCTTCGATGGATGCCATGAGGAAAATGGGAGATTTTACCAATACAGTAGCAAAGCCCTTTGACCAGCTAACAGAGGCGATACTTGATATAAATAATCCAGAGCGTTGGAAAGAGTTCGGTGTTCGTGTTCAGACAGAAGGCAACAAGGTTAAACTCTCATTCCGTGATATGACGGTAGAATGTGACCGAACTGTTGAATCTGTAATGAAGGCTGTTGAACAATTTGGCTCGATGAAAGGTGTTGAAGGTTCTACGGAAGCAATATCGAAGACGATTGAGGGGCAAATGTCAAACTTGGAGGATACGATAACTACTGCTTTAGCGGAAATAGGACTTGCTAATCAGGATTTGATTTCTGGAAGTATATCTGCTGTCGATACTATTGTAAAGAACTATGGTATTATTGGTAAAAGTGTATTGGCTCTTGTGGAAATTTACGGTGTTTATAGAGCTGGGCTTCTGATAAATACTATTGTTGAGCAAGGTTCAGTGAAATCTATATGGGCAAAGATTACTGCAACTAAAGCTGCTACTTTGGCACAAGCCACTTATAACAAAGTTTTAATGATGAACCCTTATGTGTTGGCTGGTGCTGCTGTTGTTTCTTTAGGTATAGCTATGTGGACGTTAGCAGACAATACATCCATTGCTGAAAAGGCACAAGAACGTTTCAACAAGAAACAAGAGGAGGCGGCAAAACAAGAGCAAGAACGTAGACAAAAAATAGAGAGTCTTATCCAAAGCTCTCGTGATATTGCTTTGGCTGATTTGCAGCGTGGGCAAAGTTTGGCAGAATTACGCAAAGAATACCCAAAGATATTTGCCCAGTATGATATTGAAACAATCAAATTGGCTGACATTCTTAAGCTAAAGCAGCAAATAGCAGAAGAAGAGGCAAAGCGTGCAGGAGAAAAACGTGCTAAAGAGTTTTCAGATATTGAATCAGAAATTAAGTATTACGAGAATCTTTTAAAGTCGTTATCCGGGCAACAAGGTGTTGATGGCTATGTAAAGAAATTAAAAGAACTACGTGCAGAACGAGATGTCATGCTGCAAGAAAAAGGCAAAGGCATCTCTGAACAGTTCATTTCCAATCTTAAAGATGTTGATATTAGTGAGTTTGACCGCTACATCTCTGAGTTGGAGAAGCGTATCAGAGGAAAGGGGGAAAATGGAACTGTGAAACTTCGTTTGCCTATTGATATTAAGGGTACTTTGTCTGATGAAGCAATCTATAATGTGAAAGACATAAAAACACTTATAGATACAGCAAAATCAGTCAAGCAAACCCGAATTGATTCAGAGAAGAATAAAACCACCTACAAGCAGGATTATGAGAAAGCGAAGAAAGACTGGGATGATGCTAAGAAGAAACTTTCTGAAATAGAAAAGAATAAATCCAAGTTTACTTCAAAGCTGTATGAAGAAGCTAAGAAACGAGTAGAAACAACTGAAAAAGCCTATAAAAATTTGGGCGGTATTACTGGTAGTTCTTTGATCAAGCAGGAAAAAGCTGCTGAAAAGCAAAAAAAAGAACAAAAAAAGACAGCCGAAGAACTCTTGTCTCTCCGCCGTCAGAACCAACAGGATGAAATCAACCTGATGAGAGAAGGCACGGAAAAGAAGTTGAAACAGATTGACCTTGATTATCAGAAACAGATTGATGCGATAAGAAAACAGGAGGAAGAATGGAGCAAAGCCGGTAACGGTAAGCTGACCGACAAGCAGGCACAGAAAATTTCAGAAGCTTATACCAATGCCGAAAGTATGAGAGATAAAGATATTTCCGATGTAACTGGAGGACAGCTGAAAGCCGAACAACAGGCTTTGAACGACTACTTGAAAGAATATGGCACGTTCCAGCAGCAGAAATTGGCTATCGCCCAAGAGTATGCGGAAAAAATAAGGAAAGCACAGGAAGAAAACGGTGTTAATAGTGCACAAGTAAAGTTACTGGAGAAACAACGTGATGTTGCCATACAGAACAAGGAAACAGAAGCCATAAAAGCCAATATAGATTGGGTTACTGTGTTCGGTGAGTTTGGTTCCATGTTTTCCGACATGGTAAAGCCTGCCTTGGACGAAGCAAAAAAATATGTACGGACTGACAAGTTCAAGAACTCCGATCAGGCAAGCCAGAAATCATTGATTGACGCTATCAGCCAGATGGAAAAGTCTTTGGGTGGTACAAGTGGAGTCAACTTCAAGAAACTTGGAGAGGATGTAAAAGCCTATCAGACAGCTGAGCAAAACCGCATCTATGCCGTAGAAACCGAAACGGACGCCTTAGAGAAACTTCAAAAGGCGCAAGAGGACTACGCCAAGGCACAAAAGGACGGAACAGAAAGCGAGAAACAAGCCGCTGCAAACGCTCTTGAAACAGCGCAGCAGAATGCAGACATTGCGTCCGCCAACGTAAAGACACAGACAGACATCGCCAATCAAGCCCAACAAAATGTATCCGATACCGCAACCAAACTGAAAGCGAGCATGGAAAATATATTGGGAGGATTGCAACAACTTTCTTCGGGCGGACTATATGACGCATACAGTGGAATTATCAAAACCGTGAACGGATTCAAAGACGTGATAGGCAAGACGTCAGAATCTCTTAAGGAGGTCCCCATTGTCGGATGGATTCTGTCCATCATTGACGTACTCAAAGACGGATTGAGCAATCTTGTGGGTGGTTTGCTTGACGCTGTCCTGAATGCAGTCAGCGGAATTATCGGTGATGTCTTGTCAGGGGATTTGTTTGTCACAATCGGCAGGTCATTGAGGGACGGCATAGGAAACATCCTGAACGCGATCTCATTCGGAGGCTTCAACTCCCTGTTTGGAATAGGTGGAAACGCCAAGGAAGTACAGGAAACGATAGACAGGCTGACGAACAGGAATGAAACTTTGCAAACGGCCATCGAGGATCTGACTGACGAGATGAAGGCAAGCAGGGGAATGAAATCGGTTGAATCTTACAAGGAAGCTGTAAAATATCAGGAGGAAGTCAATAAAAACTATCTGCAAATAGCAAAGGAGCAAGCCGGATATCATAAGAGCCACGGCAGTTGGCAGCATTATCTGAAATGGACGGATGAAATGCTGGAACACGCAAGAAAAGCTACCGGTATGCAGGATTTCTCCGGCACTGATTCCTTGTGGAATCTGACCCCCGAACAGATGAAGGCTCTACGGTCGGACGTATGGTTATGGGATATCATGGAATCTTCCGGTAAGGGAGGTTACGGTGAGCGTGTTACCGACAAGCTGGATGATTATATAGAGCAGGCAGGAAAACTGGAAGAACTGACCGACAGTCTTTATGAGGGCTTGATCGGAATGTCATTCGATTCCATGTATGACAGTTTTGTAAGCAGTCTGATGGATATGGAGAAGAGTGCGGAGGATTTTGCTGATGACATATCCAAATATTTCATGCAAGCGATGCTGTCAAATGCCATCGGTGAACAGTTTAGTGACAAACTGAGGGCATGGTATGATAAATTCGGTGAAGCCATGAAGGATGATGGTACGCTTGACAATAATGAGCGTAAGGAGCTGATGGATGAATACATGGGTTATGTGGACGAAGCCATGAAGCTCCGTGACGAACTTGCCGCAGCAACCGGATATGATAAGATTTCGCAAGAATCAACATCCCAGTCAGCTTCATCCAAAGGTTTTCAGGAAATGAGTCAAGATACTGGCGAAGGGTTGAACGGTAGGTTTACAGCATTGCAGATTGCAGGAGAAGAAATAAAGAATCAGAATATTATTCAATCTCAATCACTTAATCTACTAACAGTAAAAGCAGATGCTCTACTTTCCATAGATACGGAAACAAGAAATATTGCTGATGATACGCGGGATTTGATAGCGCAATCCTATCTTGAATTGGTACAGATTTCAGAAAATACAGGGGCAATCGTCAAACCTATTCAACAGATGCAAAGAGATATAGCAGAAGTTAAAAAGAATACAGCAAAATTATAGTCTATGGATGAATTATTAATTAATGGCGAAAACGCTTATACAACATGGGGTGTGAGAATGGGAGAGGGGTTTCTTGATGTTATTGGGGCATCCGCTCCCATGAAGGATTTTATTGAGAACAAAAGCCGACTTGAACATGGGAAACGGGTAATAATCAATAATCCTAAAGTCGATGAGAGGGAAATAACTCTTTCGTTCACTATCGAGGGTAATTCTCAGTCTGATTATCAATCAAAGAAAAAAGCTTTCTTCAATGAGCTTTATAAAGGTAAGGTTGATATTCAGATTCCTGCTAATAGTAGCGAGGTTTACCATCTTATTTATACTGGCAAGAGTGTCACTTACGCACAGAGTTTAGACCGAACTTTCGGAAAAATTTCAGCCAAGTTTAACGAGCCAAATCCGGCAAACAGAAGCTAATTCACGACATTGGTTTTATTGTCGTGTATGTGAGTGCTCAAAATTGGGCACTCTTTTTTTTATCCCCGAACTTTGAAGACATGGAACAAATCGACATCAAAGACATATCCGGTGCTATCCTGCTTACAACTTTGATCAATGAAGGCTGCAAGCGTAAGTTCACTCTGATGAAGGAGGACTACATCATGTTAAAGTTCTCCTTAGAGAATCCCATATATTTCAAACTTGGCTCATACGTGGAATGTAACTTCGGATTGTTCGAGGTGTGCGACTTGCAGAAGCCCGCATTCAACACCAATACCGCCGGCTACGATTACGAATTAAGACTTGACGCCTACTACTGGAAATGGAAAAACAAAATCTTCAAATATACCCCGGAGACGACCGGACAGGAGGCGTCCTGGAACCTGACCGCTCCGCTTGACGTACAAGCCGGTATAGTCCTTAGAAATTTGAAAGCTCTTGGTTACACATACAAAGGACAGGATTTTGTTTTCTCCATTGATTCCACAGTCGAAAACAAGTCCCAGTTGATGAGTTACGATAACATCAACATCCTTGACGCTTGTTTTGAGATGGCGAAAAAATGGGATTGCGAATGTTGGGTGACTGAAAACATCATCCATTTCGGACGTTGTGAGTCTGGCGATGCGGTGGATTTCGAAATCGGGAAAAACGTGCAGGAAATGTCACAGTCAGAATCCCGGTCCACTTATGCCACCCGTATCTACGCTTTTGGTTCAACAAAGAATATCCCATCTGACTACCGTCCGGTTGACGAGACCGTGGTTGTGAACGGCGTGGTGCAGCGCAGGCTGATGCTTCCCGAAGGCACTCCTTACATTGACGCTTATCCTGATATGACTACCGAGGAAGCCGTCGAGCAGGTGGTTATCTTCGATGAAGTCTATCCCCGAAGAACGGGCATCATGTCGGATGTCACCACTATCGAAGTGACGGACAAGGTGGAGAATGAGGACGGTACAACCACCGAGGAAAAATGGAATGCCTACCGCTTTAGGGACACGGGTGTTAACTTTTCCGAGAAATATATCCTCCCCGGTCAGGAGCTGAGGATACGTTTCGCGTCCGGACTTCTCAACGGTTTGGAGTTTGCCGTGAAGTTCAATCCTGAGGGAAAGCCGGAGATATTGGAGGATGGCGGATGGAACCCTGAGGCACAGCTTTGGGAGATAGTCAGGAATGAGGACTATGGCAGACCGCTTCCCGGTGATGTGCTCTTTCCCCGGAATGGAGATGAATATGTGCTTTCCGGCTGGGACAGCACGAAAATAACCGAACTGGGGCTTGTGGGTGCCGCCGAGCAGGAGCTGAAGGAAAAGACTGAAAAGTACGCTGCCAAATCCAAGATAGACCCGAGTACCTATGGCTGCACGATGATGTCAAATGACGCATACCGTGAGGATGGCGTTCACAACCTCTACAGCATCGGTCAAAAGGTCAACCTTATCAACAAGGCTTATTTTGAAAACGGAAGGCAGTCAAGGGTTATCGGATTTGAATTCAATCTTGATTTAGCTTATGATTCCCCTATATATACTGTCGGGGAAACCGCCGCCTATTCCCGTATCGGGGAGCTGGAGGAAAAGGTTGAGAGCCTTACCCTGAAGGGACAGACCTATACGGGCGGTGGTGGCAGCGGCGTGTATGTGATCGGAAGCCACGACTCCACCCCTGCGACAGACCATAACGTGTATTCCGCATTGCGCTCGCTGATCATGTTCATGCGCAAGGACACGGAGGAACGCACCGGTTTCCTATTATCCCTGTTGGGCGGAACCGTCATCAAAAAATACGCCAAGTTCGGTGACTTTATCACCGGTGTTCAGGGCGGTTACATCGGTGAGGACGCCCGTGCCGAGCTGGAGGCTTTGGTCCTGCGTAGCTCTCTGAGTGTTCCTGAACTTCGTTTCAACCGTCAGACCTATTTTGAAGGATATAATACTATAAGTCCCGGTGGAGGGCTGAAGATAAAAAGCTTTGTCGCCAATAATGACGGCAGCTATACTGTCACCCCTGATCTGGAGGATGGTGTACCGCTGGGACAGAAGCCGGACGATATCCTTTTGGGCTTCTGGCATGACAAAAGCGTCACTACCGGTGACTTTATTGGTTTCAGAAAAATACAGTACCGTATCACTTCCGCAGATTACGACGAGAAGACATTCGTAATGGTTCCGCGTCCCGGATATGAGTTCGTTCCCCATAACGAGATGCGTCTCGGACAGACGGGGAACTTCACCGACAAGGAGCGTCAGACTTATATCATCATAGACGTGCGTGACGGTAACTGCTGCATCACCCTTGTTGACAATGCCAACACCTGGGACCCGGAGTCGGCACAGATGAAGAGCTGGTTCGGCAAGAAAAAGGGTATGACCATCAACGGGATCAACTGCGACAGGTTCTCGGCAGTATTGCAGGATATCATCATGACGGGATTGATTTTTCAAATTGATGAAATTACCGGTAACACAGTCCGCGTTCCTATCGACTTCCCTAGCTGGGAGCCGGGCAGGAAGTATGCGTATTATTCCCGTGTGCCCCATAACGGTTCCACATGGTTGTGCGTCAATGACAAGGGCACTACTTCCGAGCCATCCGAAAACAATCCGGACTGGCTTGTATCAGCCGCCAAAGGTGACAAGGGTGATCCGGGCCTGTCTGTAATAGGTGGCGGTCATTGGGAATCCGCCAATACCCCATACGAGGGCAATACTATGGTCACTTTGGCGGGCTGTGTTTTTATCTCCAAGGTGAAAACATCCAACCCTCCCATCAGGATCGCAAGGTTCAGGAACGGCAATTATCGAAAGAAAAAGGATGGCGGTTATATCCTTGCCGGGAAGTCAGCCGACTGGACCGTGCATGAAGACTGGGAGATACTGCTGGACGGTCGTGAACTTAAAGGTGAGAGCATCACCTTCCTGGGTGAATTCGCATCCCATCCGTCCAATCCCAAGGAGGGTGACAGCTACCGAAATACGGCTGACCATTGTACTTACATATACCGGAATGGTTTGTGGATGGTCATGGTCAAAGACGGGACTGACGGTAAGGACGGCAAAGGTTACGAGTGGATCTACACCCGTAACAACATCATCGGTCTTATCCCTGACAAGCCGGACTCGAAACAGCAGGATGATTATGTTCCGGAAGGCTGGAAGGATGATTTTCTTGGCGTTGATCAGGACCATCAGGTGGAATGGGCGTGCAAACGTGTGAAGCGTGATGGAGTATGGAGTGAATGGAGCACTCCGGCCCCTGTGCACCGTTGGAGTAAGGACGGGGAGTCGAATATCATGGCCGACCTTGACAATGAGATGGTGAGCGTCGCTCTTACCAGTACCGGTGTTACTACTTCCGCACAGTCATGGACTACCCATGTATCCATGTGGTACGGTACCGAGAAACTCACCCTTGAGACTTTAACAGTCAGCACGCCTGCCGGTTTCACGGCAAGCACAAGCAAGGCCACCGGAGCGGTGGCGATATCCGTCGCTGCCGGAAAGTCGGTTCCGGAACAGAATACGGTCACCATCACACTGGCTGCAATGAAGAACGGGCAGCTCTATACCCGTGAACTGACTTTCAAGATAACCGGTGTCCGTGGCGGGGCGGACGGTTCCGATGCGGTAATTTATAGCCTTGTCACTTCGGCCACGATGGTCAGCAAGAACAAGAACGGCGGTTACAGTGTAGCTTCGGTATCCTGCCGGCGTATGAAGACAGTCGGTGCGGTCACTACGGCCACAACGGACGGGGAGTTGAAGTACAGTCGTGACGGTGCGGCCGAGGTTCCCATCGGTGATGGTGTCGGGGTGGCTTCCGGTAATTTTACCAGTAGCTTGAAGTTCGTGTTCTACGTGAACGGTCAGGCGGTTGATGTCGAGACTGTCCCGATGGTTGTGGACGGCAGTGACGGAAAGGATGGTGAGAGCATCACAGCAGCCGGTCATTGGGAATCCGCCAATACTCCGTATGCCAAGAACAGTACAGTATCGTTTGCCGGAGGATCTTACTTAAGCAAGGTTGAAACCTCCAACCCTCCGATTAAAATCGCCAAGTTCAGAAACGGCAGACTCCGCAGGAAAAGAGACGGCGGATACATCCTCGCCGGCAGATCTGCGAACCGGACGGTACATGCGGACTGGCAGGAGATGGTTGCCCCCGTCGGACCGTCGGCATCCTACTGGCTGGACAGTCCTGTCAGCGTGATCAACTTCACCAGTACGGGCACGCCATCCCCATCAGCGTTTGTCGTAACCATGAAACAGAATGTAGGCGGTAATGTGAGCACGTGCAGCACGCTTTATCTGGCAGCCCGTAAGTATAACGGAAGCTGGCTGGCTCATGTAGGTGCTACCCTAAGCAATCAGATATCCGTTCCAGCGACAGCCGGATACACCCAGTTTGCCGTCCGGGCTTATCAATCCGCATCGGACGCGAACGCATGGAATAATAATTTTGTCGCTGAAAAAGGGGTGGGTGTTGCAAATGATGGCGCCATAGGAGCAACTGGAGCGACAGGGGCTTCTCCAAGAGATATGGGAGTATTCCAATCTGGTACTAGCTATGTATGGAACGCCAGCTATCGTGACAAGATCATCTACAAGTTCAATGGCGTGTATTATAATTTCCTTGTGCGGAACTATGGTGCCAGTGTAACCGCCGCCCCTACATCTGTCAACGGGGATTCCAATTGGGAAGCCATGCAGAAGTTTGTTAATATCGCCACTGACACCCTGTTTGCCGATGGTGCGAATGTAGCCGGCTTCATGTTCAAAGACAAGGTTCTCAAATCTTTTAATGACAAAGGTGAAACTCTTCTTATCAACGGCGTAACCGGGTATTTTAAATGTAAGAATGCAGAGATTACAGGAACAATCACAGCGGATAAAGGACGTATCGGTCCGTTCTCCATCGCTTCGGGAATATTGTCCTCAAAGATCCTTTATGAAAATGAAACAAATAAATACGTCGGTTTCAATTTGTCTGCCGGACAAATTGAGTTTTATAACGAAAGGACATTTGCAAACGTAAGAATCGGGGGAAACACGCAGTTTGTCACCATTGAAGGGATTAAGTATGATGCTGGAATTGACATACAGAGTCCAAATGTCATGATCGGGATGCACATCAAGACTCCAAGCATTCCTCTATTCGTGGAGGGAGGTAACATTTTCCTTCATCCGAACAATGACAGCTATGTTTCTCTTCGTGGCATAGTTGGCAACTGGAGGAACATATCCGTCAGCACTCCCCTGAATAACAATGATGATAATGTGATGTTTATTAATACGGGCAATATAGAAGTGACACTTCCTCCGGATGTTCCGGGACATACTATATACTTCAAACGTATGAGCGGCGGAGTAAGATTGACAGGAGGACGGATCCTGCCTGCTCCCGGAGGACAGGAGGTGTCTTATATTGATTTGGATTTTGCATCCGGCTTCATTAAGTGTATGGGTAATTATTGGGTTATGTTTTATTGCGGATAATTTAAATATAAAGTATGAGAATAAATTTTGCACAATTCCCTATTTATGATGGGATTAAAAAAGAAAAGCTTATAGCCAGTAACATCACTGAGGCCTTCGGTGACTGGATATATAAGAACGTAGCGGGCTTGAAGGCGCATCTCCTTGCGGAGAAAATCTTCAAGTCGACTGTAGATGGTGTGGAACTTGACGAAGAGGAGGTGGATATCATAAGACGTTCTACCCCTATGTTGTCCGGCTTGCTGGCCGATTCGTTGAATGATTATCTGGATAAAAAGAAGGAGGAACAACATGAAGATTGAGAATTTGGAACGCGCCAGCCGGATCAATGACGAACTGGCGAAACTGAAGCTGGCGAAAAATACATTGAATAACGGAGGCTATGTCCGTATCTACAGTAGCGCCCGGTCAAGTGCCGGATGCGTGGAACTGGATATAGCGAACTTCAATGACGAGGTGAATACGTGTATAGACAACCATATTGCTGAACTTGAATCAGAAATAGAAACGCTATGAAAAAGGTATATTGTAACAACCTTCTGGCCAAGGTGCTGCTTGCGTTCAGTTCTTGCCATACGATAACAATCGGTCCGTTTGTTTTAAGCAAGCGACCGGAAGAGAAAATCACTCAGAAAGTGAGAAACCATGAGTGTACCCACGCCCGTCAATGGGTTGAGATGGCAGTTGCCACCGGTACAGTTATCTGGATCTTGCTGTTGTGTTTTGACCTTTCCGCCTGGTGGCTGGTACTGACCGGGCTGGCATTCTATCTCTGGTATGGTGTGGAGTGGCTGGTCAGGGCGGTACGGTTGAAGGATGCCGGCAGGGCGTATAAGACGGTATCGTTTGAGAGGGAGGCATATTCCAACGAGGATGATCCGAATTATATTGAGAACAGTAATTATTTTGCATGGGTGAAGTATTTGTTTTAATTTTAAAATTTGCATTATGGACTTGAATAATATAGTTGGCTTTAAAGCTGTGGATAAAAACGGCAACGAACGACAGGTGACCGTCGATGAGATGACAGAATTAGTTTCCGCACGGATTGTTTCCGCTGCATCAGAAATATCAACATTTGCTGCCGCTGCGGCAGCCGGAACAGATGAGTTTGAGGACCAGTTGCCCCAGTCCGACACCTTCTCTTGGCTCCGTACTTTGGACGGTTCCAAGAACCCAACTTTGACATCTTCTTCGGCTGCCGCGAAAGTCCTGGGAGAACTGATTGGTACAGCTACGGGCAATAAAAGCGGATTAATGTCGGTCG